TCAGTCGGCAACGACCTTGCGTCGCTCCGCTTTGTACTGCATGGCCACGGCCGGTGCAGGTTTGGCCGCACCGGTTTCCAGCCACTGGCGCATGCGGCTGGCGTCGGCGAAGTGGGTGTACTTGCCGAAGGCATCCAGAATCACCATCGCCACGGGGCGGTTGTCCATCCGGGTCAGCAGCACCAGGCAGTGCCCTGCTTCATTGGTAAAGCCGGTCTTGGTCAGCTTGATGTCCCAGTTGCTCTTGTTGACCAGATGGTCGGTGTTGCGAAAGCCCAGCGTGTAGTTAGGCTTGCGAAACGCCACGGTCTTTTCGCGAGTGGTCGACAAGTCGCTCAACAACGGGTACTTGCGCGATGCCAACAGCAGCTTGCCAAGGTCGCGTGCGGTCGACACGTTCAGCGTCGACAGGCCTGTAGGCTCGACATAGCGGGTATGGCTCATGCCGAGGCTGCGCGCCTTGGCGTTCATGGCCTTGATAAAGGCACCATAGCCGCCTGGGTAGTGGTTGGCGAGGCTGTTGGCTGCGCGGTTTTCCGACGACATCAAAGTGATCAGCAAGGTCTCGCGGCGATCAAGCTGGCTGCCCAGGCGGACCCGCGAGTACACACCCTTCATTTCCGGGTTGTTGGCGATGGTCATGGTCAACTGCTCGTCCATAGGCAGTTTCGCGTCAAGCACTACCATGGCCGTCATCAGTTTGGTCACCGAGGCAATCGGCACCACCCGGTCGGCATGGCTTGCGTACAGCTCCTTGTTGCTGTTGAGGTCGATCAGCAGCGCGCTGCCCGAGGCCAGGTGCAGTTTGGCCGGATCGCGCTGAGTCTGGCTCGGCGGCGGCGCAGCGGCAGCGCTAGTTGCGAGGGTCGAAGTTCCAGTGAGCAACAGCAGCAGGCTGAGGATGGACAGAGAAGTTTTCACGTTGAGGCTCACTAAAAGGAGGTATGTCGTTGGCTTTGCAGGGTTTTCCCCAAAAAACCGCTGCATTGTGGAGTATGGCCGAAAGCGTGTCGAATGCCTTATGACTAAAGGGCGCAAGGTGAAAGAATTTTAATCCTGTACCAATTCTGTACCAATTACGCACATTTCCAGCTTCGCCAGTTCCGACCAATCATTGGCCGAATTCAACCACTTCGCATAGGTGGTCAGCAGCACCTGAACAGAGTGCCCGAGCTGCCCTGCAATAAAGGCCGGGTTCATGCCCGACATGAGGCACATGGTGGCGTAGGTGTGCCTGCAATTGTACTGCGGCCGAGGCCTTACCTGCCGCCCAGCGATCGCTTCATTGAAGTGAACTCCAGGCGTGTCAGGCCCTTTCATGAACGGAGATCGACCGGACGGCTGGAAGACGTATGGCGAAACCGTGGACACGCGCCGCGTCTGCGTCTCCCTGTCATCGGCGATCTTCCTTGCCTTCGTGAGCGCGGCCAGTGCCCTGCTGTTGAGCATCACCGTGCGGGTGTATTTGGTCTTGGTCCGCTCCATCACCTGGTTCTCGACCACGATCCGGCAGACGTGCGCAGTCCTTTTATCCATGTCGACCTCGTCCCACCTCAGGGCCATGATCTCGCCCGTGCGCATCCCGGTGTAGAACGCAAACTCGTAGAAAGCGGCGAAGACCTGATTGCACCTGGAGAAGTTGGCGTACATCCACTCGATGAGCGTGTCCGCCTCTTCGACTGTGAACGGGTCCACTTGCTTGCGCGTCTTCTGCGGCAGCTGGATCGCGGCAGCTGGGTTCCTGTCCACCACTTCGTCGTAAACCGCCGCTCGGAACATTGCCTTGACCCGGGCGATCGCGGCGCGCTTGACGGTCGAACTCTTCCACTCGGTCCTCGCGACCACCTCCCTCAGCACCATCGGCGTAACTGCCTTGATAGGCAGTCTCGCCAGATGCGGCATCCAATAGTTGTTCATAATCCCTTTGTAATTCACCCGCGTGTCGTGCACGACCTCCAGGCTGTTGAGCCAGCTTTGCGCGTACTTCCCGAATGAAATCTCGCTGACTGTCGCGTTGTAGCTTGAACACGGGAACAGCTCGGCATAGCGCTTCTCGTCCAGCACGCCATGCTTGGCCAGGCTGACTACTTGAGCGCGTAGATCGGCTGCCGCTTTGATCCCCTTGGCAGTTTGGGGATATGCGAGCGTTTCTGATCGCCGTTCGCCGTTGACCATAAAACGGATGCGGATGGCGTTGCCGATGAACTCGACTCCAGTGGGTAACCCCATTCTCCTTCCAGCCACGCTTCATATCTCCTGATGCTGTAGAAAATCCTGCCGTCGACCTTTTTCCAGACCCCTTCGGGGATGACGCCGCGGCATCGCTTGCCTTCCAGCGCCCGCTTGGTGGTGCCTACCAGCTCCGCCATGCGGTCTTCGGGCACCTTGTCCGACGCCCAGGCAATCGGCTCTCTTTGTTCGTTTTCCATGGGATGGTCTCCACGCCGCCGGTGGCGGCAGGTTGGTGGTCAGTCCAGCTGGTAATAGACGTAGCAGTCGACGCCCTGGTCCTTGAGCGAACGGCACATAGCCTGCACGCCCGCGTAACGCCGGTTGCCGATACCTGCAAACGGCGCCGAGAGGTGCAGCCCGCGCGGGTGATACGTGCTGGCTGGGTAAACATCTCCAGGCAAGCCTTTGATCAGGCTGGCACACAGCCCGCGCAGTGGGATCACAACACGGTCCAAGTTAGCGCTGCCGCCGTCGTCTTGGCATTCGTTGGCAGCCGTCTTGCCGGCCTCGGTAGCGATCCGGATCTTCTCCGGCAGAGTGGCCAGTTCTTCTTTCGTCATGGCAATAGCTCTCCATGCCCGCGCATGTCGGCGGGCTTGAGTTGTAAGGGACAGGGGTTAGGCGCCCTTGAACGGAACGACGTTTTCGAGCTCGCGCTTCACGCCGCCGGCGTCGCGGAAGGCTTTCCACTCGGTATGGTGGGCAGCGCAGTAATGAACGTCAGGGGCAACTTCGGTCGAGCAGTATCGGCACAGGGTGCGATCGCAGGTTTTTCCATCACCAACCGGGTAGTCGCATAGGTACGCCGAGACATCGCCGCATTCAGCGCAGTGCGGCCCTAGGTCGCCGCAGATATGCCCGCATGGATTGCGGTTTTCGTCGTACAGCGTGTAGCAGCTCATCGCGGCCCCCTGTAGATCAGGTAGGCCATGTAGGCGAGGGCGATCATGGCTTCCACCTCTTGCCTACGCGATACACCATCATCATGTTGTGATGGCGCGGAACTTTGAGGACGTGGTCGAAGAAATCGCCCTTTCCAGAGATAAATCCGGTAGGCACCTTGGTTCCTCCGGCGCCGAACTCACGCCAGCACTCTTCGCCGCCGTTCTTTTCCCAGTAGGCGCGCTCGCGCTTTGGGATTTCATCGTAGGTTTTTTCGAACACGGAGATATCTGGGATATCACAGATCCGGCGCCATGCGGGATTGCGTTTGCACCAGTCTGCGGCATGCTGAGAGGCTTGATCTACAGAGTAGAATTCTTTGGTGCTTTGCTCGGTCACGGCATCACCTCCTTCGGCGGATGAACCGGGCACGGCCAGCGCAGTGAGCCGTCGCCGGATGGGCAGGTGCAGGTCTTCGCTTCGATCAGGTCGGTCATGCTCGCCTACGCTCGGGGTTGCCGTAGATGTCGTACTCAGGCCGCGCCGGCGGGTACGCCTCTGCCGTCAGCGCTTGGTCTATGGCCGCGCGCAAGTTCTCGTTGTAGTTCTCACCGAGCACGCGCCGGTTTGGCCTGCCCATGTAGTGGCCGATGATCTCGATACCGATGCTGTAATCGCCGTCCATGCCATTTGAATGGCTTTCGAAGCTGACATCCCAGCAGCACGACTCCAGTGCGCTGAGTCGGTCCCGGTCGCGCCGCAGCTCGGCCAGCTCGTCGCTGGAGACGATGGTGAAATTGGTCTTTTTCTTACTCACAGCTCATACCTCTCATCAATCCAGCGCCCAGGCGCCAGTGCGGGTGTAGGTCCTGAATCTTTTTCGTGCGGGGAGAGCTGGCGCTCGTTGCAGGCCTGGTGGTTGCCGCCCGATATCTCTTGCGCCGACGGGCAGCCTTTACCGCAGTCTTGGGACCAGGAGGCTGACCCTGAGCAGTTGGTAAAGTAGCGAGTCCATCCGCCATCTAGAAAGCGGTAGACGGCGCAGCCATCAACGGCGAATAGCTTCTCTACTTTGAATCCGCTGATGACGGACGAGGTTGCTGGCGGTGTAGCCTCACGACAGCCCGCCAGGGTGGCCAGCAGCAGGAAGCAGAGGGCGAGGCGGGTAATGGCTTCAGCGCGCTTTTTGTAATCCGAAGATGACCGCGGTCGCGCAGGCTCTAGCAAACCTATAATATCCCGCGCAGCCGAATCACGAGGGATGAGTATGGATATCTGTTTCACTATAAATGAGGTGGATTGGGCGCTTACTAAAGATGTCTTTGGCATAGTCAGTACACTTGTTTCCGTTGTCGGTGTCGTGGCCGCAATTTGGTTTGGGCGGAAAGGATTGTCTGCATGGCGACAGCAGCTCAGGGGGAATTCCGATCATGCCCTTGCCATGGGGGTTCTAGTGGAATTGTATAAGTTTAGAGATTCAGTAGCTGCGGCTCGGGAGCCAATGTTTGGACCAGACTTTTTAAACTTCGGAGGACTTTTTTTATCTGCGGATGACAGGTTGCAGAACTACAATGGATTTTCTAAGGAATTAACAGCGAGAGATGATAGGGTTTCTGCAGCCAGAAGTAAGCTAGAGGCTGCAGCAGTGCCTTGTGAAGCTCCATGGAACGATTCGTTAAGAGAGCCGCTTGAAAAGCTTTTGAGCTTGCACAATCAACTGCATCGAGACTTTAGGAGGGTTTTGTTTGTGTCAAATCCTGAGGTTTCTCAAGAAGGTATTAATTTCTACGATAATTTATATGGTGCGTCGCACGTGGCGTTTAACGATGACAAAGAGCCGGCTTCAAGTTTCACTAAAGATTTTGCTCTCTCGTTACAACAGCTGGAGCTGCACCTCAAAGGCAAAATCGCCAAGTAGCAAGTGCTCTAAGTTAAGCGCAATCTAGTAGCGCTGCGATGATCCGTTGTCCGGCTAATGGTGGTACTGCGTTGCCGGCCATATGCATGGTCAGCCGGTGGCTGTCTGGGCGGAGGGTGTCAGGTGGGAACGACATTGCTGCCAGCGCCTCGCTAGCGCCGAGCATCCGCATGCGGTCCCCGTCGACCAGTGCCCAGCGGTCCAGTGTGGTGATGGTTCCGATCGGCCGGTTGATGTCGCGGCCGGTGGTGCCGGAGCCTTTGCCGTAGTAGGGCATGATGAATCGGTCGCCGAAGCGCTGGCGGCCATTGCGTACCCGGTCGAGCGTGGCCTGCGCGCGCCCGGGCTTCTCGATCGGCGACCAGCGACCGGCGTCGAAGTCGAGGAAGCTGGCTGCCGAAACATGCCGCTCTTGAGGCAGTTGAAGCATCAGCGGAGTCTTGCTGCGCGTCAGCACCATGAACAGGCGTCCCCGGTGCTGCGGCACTCCGAGGTCGGCACAGTCGACGATGTGCGGCGCCGCCTGATACCCCAGAGCCTGAACAGCCTGCAACCAAGCCGGGTAGAGCACCCAGTCGGTGAACTCCGGCACATTCTCGATCACTGCCGCCTGCGGCCGGTGGAACTCAAGGGCCGATACCGGCGCCCAGGCCGTCGAGCGCGATGCGTCGTGCTCAGGGTTGCCCGACTTCTTGCCGCGCGCCTTGGCGTGGCCCTGGCAGCAGGGGGAGGCAAGCAAGATGTCGTGCGCTGGCACTTGCTCCCAGCGGGCCTGGTGAAGGTCCTGGCAGACGTGCTGCGTATCGGGGTGATTGGCGCTGTGCCATTGAACGGCCTCTGGCCAGTGGTTTGCCGCCCAGAGAACCTGGACGCCTGCGGCGCGCGCGCCGGTGCTCCATCCGCCGAGGCCGGCGAACAGGTCAATTGCGGTAGTCATAGGGATATCGCCTACTGAAATGTAATGATCTAATGCCGCCGCTTTCAACGAAATACAGCAAACGGAGCTGAATTCCGAGATACCTAGCAGGAGTACAGGTTTGGACAGAGTGTGGTGTTATATTTTGGCTGCTGTAGCTGCAGTAGCGTCGGTGGTAGGGATCGTAATCTGGCGTTATGTCGATGCGTTCTCTACCCATGTGGTTGCCAATAATGAGATGTGGGGGCAGTTCGGCGACTATTTTGGCGGGGTTTTGAATCCTATTCTTTCGTTTTGTGCCTTTATAGCGCTCTTAATTACGTTTAGGCATCAAATTGACTCGGGAGAATTAGCCGATAAGCGCTACTTGGAGCAGCAGCGCGAGCAGCGGTTCTTCAATCTGCTTGATATGGTCGCTTCAAGTGCGAGGGGTGTTACATACACGCCTATACACTATGTCGATAAAAGCCTTAACGTTGTTTACGAGGGTAGAGCTGCTACTGAGGAAATGTGGAGTGTTTTTTGTAGTCGGGTATTGATCGGGGTGTCAGGTCAATTTGAGAGTGATATGCATAGATATCATGCGCTTGAAAGTAAGTATCGATTCCTGGGTAAGGAGTTTGCTGCGTGCTTTGAAGTTTATATAAGTTCGGTGGTTCTACTGCTAGAGTATGTTTCGCGTAATTCAAAATTAGGAGATGATTTCGAGAGATTTGCTATTGGTGTGATTAAGTCGCAGATGACAGAAGCTGAACGACTGCTTCTATATTACTTCTCGATCCTCAATGAGAGATTTGCAGTTCACTCGATACTTCTAAAGTACAAGGGATTTGGCGAAAATATTTTGCTGGAGGACCCCCTGAAAGAATGGCGGGACAGCCTACATAAATGCGCATTGGTCACAAGACATCTGCAGGCTCAAGATAACTCGGGTGCTGCAAGTCCGCCAGCATAAATCGGTTTGAATGAATCAACGCCTGTCGAAGTGTTATCGTTGAATAGGGGAAGGCGCTGGCGGGCATCGCGGGTCAGGCGGCTTTGCGTTGCTGGAGGATTTGCTGGCGCGCAGCATCAAGCTCGCTTGCCATGATCTCCATGGCGCCTTCCACCTGGTCGCCCTCATCGCTGAGCTTGAATCCGAGATGCAGGTACACGGTGCCCTCCAGCTCGAAGAACACCCCGCCACTGAGCCAGATCGTTCCCCAGTCCAGGCCAATGGCCTTCCATGTGTCATCGGCGCTGATTCGTGCCGGGCAGTGCTCGACCCACAACGCTTGCAGTCGAGCATGCTCCGCCTTGATCTCGGCCCGGACCGGTTTTTCGGTGCCTTTGGGTATCTTCGGGGCGTTGCGGAGCGACCGGTAGCCGTGGTCGTCAGGTCGGCACCAGTGGACATCCATCTCCTTGCTGGCGCTGATCTTGACGCCGCCGACGTACTTGTCGTTTCCGCTGTACATCGGTGAGCCTGGGCCGCCGAAGACCTCGGCGAGCTTCTCGCGCTTGAGGTGGAAAGCCTTGAGTTTTTCATCCCAGGCGCGCAGCGCGTCGAGCACAGCCGGGGAGGTGGTTTTGTAGTGGTAGCTGGTGCTCATGGCTTTCTCCATGCATTCGCCGCCCTCCGTGCTGGTGGCGGCATGGTGGCAATTTAGATGCATATGAGGTAAATAGGAGACCAGCATGCCGCTGGGCCCTACTATGGAAAAATTGAATGCAGCTGTTTCATTACACTGACGCTTCTGCGGTTAAGGCGATCCTAGAGTTTGGTAAGATGAGACTCACGGACATGAGATTCCTTAATGATTCAGAAGAGGTTTCCCATGCGACTAAGATGTTGCTCGCTGACTTGCAGAATGGAACTTTTCTTCATCGATTGAGCGAGGATTACGCTGAAACCTCAAGCGCACATGTATTAAATGGTTTGTCCGGGCTGTTGGAGAATAAGTTCTCTGGACATCCCCTATATTCAATGTCGTTCAGCGCGGCCCCAGACTTGCTTAGTCAATGGCGATCTTACGGGTCTTATGCCATAGAGATCAGCAAAGATAAATGGGATGTATTCCTGACGCGGTGCATATATGATGATAAGGAAGCAAAAAGCCGACTGTTTTCCAAAGCGGTGGAAGCATTAAGAGAAATCGGCAGGGATCAGCGCACATATGCCGGTGAGCTTAAATTTAGAGGCGCAGAAAGTTACATGGATTTGGTAAAGGTCCTGGCAAGCATAAAACACTCTGGATTCGCTGAGGAGAAGGAGTGGCGTTTACTTTTGGACTCCAGGTCAGAGCACGCAGATGTGGTTCAGTATCGTGTGAGAAGTGACATGTTGATTCCATTTATTGAAGTTGAATTGCCACTTGAGTGCGTGGATGCTATTCACGTCGGGCCGATGAGGTATCAAGATATGGCTTATGAGTCGATGCTTGAGTACGCTCAGCAGTTAGGCCATCTTAGAAGCTTGGAAAAGGCCATCAAAGTTGTTAAGTCTCCGATTCCCTACCGTCCAGCATAACGGAGTTGTATAAATTCCGGAGCGCGGCCGTGGCTGCCGATGTTCGATGCGACTCATCAATGATTCTGCTGTCAGGCAAGCTGTCCACTGACCATCAATGATGGCAATTTGGCTTGGTATGGGGTATTACGGGTGATCGGCATGGGGCCGGTCATAAGGAGATCGGAATGAGCTTCGAAAAATTCCTGCAGCACAACCTGGAAGACTTGCTGAAAGCTGGCGCATCGCTTGAGCTGAATGCAGCTGTGCGCCTGCAACACAACCTAGAAGATCTCGCCAAGTGCGCAAAGCGCGGCGGCGCAACCTTGACGTTGACGAACGCATCAGGAATTCTTCAGCACAACCTCATTAGCATCGCTCGCGCTGGTGAGGGGGCCGTGACTTTCAAGGACTAGCTGGCGGTATAGCCTCGTCGTCCGGGTCGCAGTGAAGTTCGGCCATGCTGGCTTCATTAAACTGGCGCGCCAGTTTTGGAGATATGTAAAAAGCTGGCGCGTCAGGTCGTTCAAGGCGACGCGCCCGCTCTTCAGGCTCCTGCGCAATCCACGACAAGGCCATGTCCTGCCACAGTTCCTGCACCTGCTTGTATCCGTGACGCTTGAGCTCGGCCGCGAACGCCTTCTTGATCCCAGCCGGCATCGTGATTGTCACCTCCTCGATGCCCAGCTTCTCGGCCTTTGCTTTCTCGCGGGCCCGGTAGTCCGCAGAGTGCTTCGAGGCTCCGGTATTCTGCTCGGCCATGGCCGATACCTCCCAAGCCGCTGGGCGGCAGATTGATGTGCTGCTGGCGCCGGCCGTGCCGGACGCGCGCGGTGATTCGTTTCATAGCTTTCGCTTCGCTTTCTTCTCTGCGGTCGTTGGGAAGCCCAGGTCGAACCCGCGCAGGATTCGGGGCAGCTGCTTTCTCCGATTGATACGTTGCCTGTCGCTCCTTCGAGCAGGCCTTGTGGTTGCCGTGGGCGCGACTACCGCCGCACTCGTCGCATACGTTGGATAAAGTGAACTGGGGCATGCCGACTCGGGGCCGGGAGTAGGAGCGGGGGATGGGCTTCATGCGGCCTCCGCGTTTTCTGTGGGCATGGGGATACCTTGTGTGAGACGATTATTTTTAGATTGGCTACTTCATGGACGGCGAAAAATATGATGGGTTCAAGCTCTGAACGGGAGTCTAGGGACTACAAGTTGGTATTAGCTCTTGGCGTGCTCGCGCTAACTGCACTATTTACAGTTTTCTACGCATACAGAACTCAATTTCCCGGTGATTTTTCTACCGAGTCAGGGGACTGGTCTGATTTTGGAAGTTACTTTGGTGGTGTTTTAGGGCCTATTGTTTCCGTGCTGACATTGATAACCGTCTTCAAAACAGTTCTGCTGCAAAGAGAGATGATTAGGATTCAGGATGATACTTTCAGGTCACAGGTGTCTCAAGCAGCTTCACTCGCAGCAGATGCGCAAAAGGCACGAGTCGATAATAGAAAGTCAGTTGTAATGGATATGATCGACAAGATTGAGCATTCAGTGGTTAGAGATATCGAGTCTAACTACCGAGCTAGTTTTGAAGCGATCAAGATTATGGACGGAATGACCAATCGTGATGAGATAGCGAGAATTGCAGAGGGTGTGGAGATACTCCAAGGCCAGGCAGGTATACTGAACGAGAGGAGAAATGCACTTCAGCGTTTGGTGTTCAGTGTTTCCATGAAGGCTTATACTGAAATTGAGGAAGTTGATGCTGATTTCCAAAGTGGTATGCGACAGATTCGCCCCGATCTTTTCGCTCCCGTGTAATTGATTAATCACCGCAGAAGCAGTCGATGTCTTCTGCCAAATAGTCAAAGTCAAAATCTACCTGCCTGGCGCGCTGATCGGCCGACCAGGCTAGCGAGCGGTAATTAGGGCGGTCCTTCCGGAACACCTGGCCGAACCGCTCTTCGGTACCAGACCACCAGATAACCCTGGACGGATCTTCCTGAATGGTCCTGATCAGCTTGGCCTCGTTCTTCTTCCAGCACAGGTCACAATTGCCGTAATCCGAATCCATGCCCAGGTCGAAAGGCTGATCGGCCCAGAAAGCCGCCACGTCCTCCTTGATGACGCCCGCGACGTAGGAGGGGCAGACGCTGTCCCACCGCGCGCTGCCGCGCTCATTGGCGGTCATCATCCGGCTGTAGCGCCGCGGTTCGTCGTAGCGGATGCCGACGATGCAATCCCATTCATCGTAGCCCAGGGCGCGCATGTGCTTCTCGCCGATCTTCACCTTCAAGTAGGCGGTGCACATGTTGTTGCTGAAGTTCGGCAGCACTGCAGGAAGGTTCTTCTCCGCCTTCCGGTAGTCCTCGTAATACTCGAGCATCATGGTGAAGGGCTCGCCGTTGCGGCTGGCTGTCTCGAAGTCGACGATCTTGTACCAGGGCGCGTCGTCCGGCTGGCCGTATACCCGGCACCACTCCATCCAGACGATGTTAACGCCCCAGTGCTTGGCCATGGCTTCGATGAAGACCAGCGTCTCCTCGCGCTCCTTGCCGGTGTTCTGGAAGAAGGCGTGCACATCTGCCGGGAGCTTGCCGCCGTTGGCCTCTAGGATTTTCCAGAGCATGTGCCCGCTGGTCCGGCCACCACTGACGCCGATCTGCGCCGGCCCATTGATCTGGTAGGGGTTCATGGCATTCTCCATTGCAGGCGCCGCCCTCTCAGGGGGGCGTTCATCGTTGAGAAAGGGATATCTTTGCCGCTTACCAAGCACGGTCAGCGTTTAAGAGATTTCGGAAGCGTTTAAATTGCTGTAAAAAGATCGTATTATGCAACATTAGGTATTAATTTTGCTGCATGGAGCTAGCATGCCTTCTTTTGCATCTATAAATGAAACTAAAACATATAGCGATGTTGCTGAGTCCGTACTTGTTGCTAAGGGTGTTCTGTCAAGTCTCGAGATAGTCGTCGGTCAGTCGAGTGTTTTGCATAAGATATTTCAGGATGCAATTAAAGTGGCAGCGCTTTGGGAGGAGGGGGAAGAGAAGCTAGATTTCAAGATGGCCCTCAATCTACTTTATGCGGATATAATTAACTCGGCTATAATAAATCTAAAGGATGATCCGGGGGTACGCAATCCGCTGATTCATATGGCTAAAAGCGATATGGCAAGAGGAAGTCGATCTCTATCGCGGGGGAAAGACGCGCTATGGGAGCTGGCCCTCGCGGATTCTATGCGTAAGGCAGCGATTACATCTCGGCTTATTGATCCTCCAGACATAATTGCTGATATGAGCTTTGGTTCCTACTCCATAGCGTGCAAAAAAGTCTATTCGGACAAAAATGTTGATACTCAGTTAAAAAAAGGAGTTCGGCAAGTGATTGAGTCTGGAGGCAATGGTATCGTGGCCTTTAATTTAGATGATCTCACTCCGGCAGATACAATTCTGTCGCAGGCCGATGCGGAAGCTAGTTTAAGAAGGCTGTCGCGTTTTAATGACGAATTTATTGAACGGCACCGCTGGGCGCTCCAGGGCGCAGTTAAGGCTAAGAAGATCGATGGCGTTCTTGTATCGACATCAGTTCCGGCGGATATTCATACTGATGCGCGAAGACTGAATAATGTCACGCAGTATACATTCTGGACTTTGAAGGGTGAAACAAAAGGCAGTCAACGTATAAATGAGTTTGTGCAGATATTGGCAAACAATCGTCGTTAAACCCTCCTAAATTCTCTGAATGCCCAGGCGCCGTGATTGAACAGCGAGGCTCGAGTTGGCGAGCAGCACCGGAGGGTCAGGGGCAGTTGTTCGCGCCGCAGTTTGGGCAATTGTTCAGGAATCGGCCATCCCAGCTGATGAAGCGTCCGCAGCCGGAGCAGTTGAGCATCGGCTCGCGGCGCTTGGCGACTGTGGGCGGGCTGGGCATCTTCAAGCCGGCCACGCGCAGGGCCAGCTTATGATCGACGTTCTGGCGATGTACTAGGCGCCGGCGGATCTTCTCGATGTAGGCCGCCGGCCAGAATACTCGCTTGCCCTGGCCGGCGTGGTGGGCATATGTGAACTGGGCGTTTTCCAGAACCATGCTGATGGCCTGTTGCAGGTTCTCGGTCAACTTGCCGCGTTGCTCACTGACCCAGTAGACATCGTTCCCGTTCCAGTCGCCTGGCACGTGCACGTAGACGCGGGCGCCGGGCTGTAGCCCCGCTATGCGCTTGTCCTCCTCCATCAGTTGGCAGTCGACGCCGTAATGCGCCCTGGCATCGATGTACTCCTTCGGCCAGGGGATATCCGTGTCACGGTGGAGGCATGCCTCCTCAAAAGTGAACAGCTCAGCCTGGTCCAGGTTGGTCACGTAGCCCCGGCCTTCCTTCGCCCAGAACGTCATGCCGTCACCCACATGGCTTTTACTGTCCTGCAGGTAGAACTGAGTCATGGCTTTCTCCATGCATGCGCCGCCCTCCGTGGCCGGATGCGGCATGGTGGCAATTTGGTTGGGGATGAGGTATTCGTATGCCTTTGTTACCAAAGGAAATTATCGTGGCGGATTTTGTTCACAAAGGAAACGTGGTAGTTCAAGCAGCAACAGTGGCTATTCATCTTCAGCAATTGGAGGATGAGGGCTTCATCACTAGCGTCCAGCCAAATTATCCACTGGCAATGCACGACGGCCAGCTTGCCGACTACTGTGAACACCTCAACTCTGAGGTGGGCGAGGAGGATGCATTTGGCAGCAGCTGGATCTGCACTCGTGTTGGGGCCTTTTTGACCATCTATCGCCTGGATGGTGAGTCTGGAGACCTTGGGAGAAAAGCCATCAATGATGCTGCGGATGCTTTAGCTCTTGCTGAAGGGTCTAGGCGCGACTGGTAATGGTATTTGGTGCAAATACCTCATCACCCGGGTCCTGCTGAATCATATGCTCTTACGGCTTCAGCTTCGCGCCACGACGGACTGTTGGTGTCGTGACGCGAGTCTAAAGTTATTTCGCGTCGAAGGTACCGAGGGACAGAGCAGCATCAGTCCCTACCTTTTCTTCAAGCACCGCCTTGAACTCTTGCGCGATGGCTTCGCGCTGCGCCTCCTCTCCGAGCCAGCGAAGTTTCAGCACAGGTTGCGAGCCGCTGGTGATCACAGACACGCGCAAGCGGATCACTTGCTCGCCAAGGCCTTCGAACGGGATGACCTTGAAGTCCAGCCATGCCGGCAAGGTCTCCTTGCTGCTGGCCTCGATTGCATCCATGGTGCTGCGGCTTGCGCGAGTTTCGGTGACGGCGTGATCGCTTTCGGACGAGGCCTTGACGGTGATGGTGCGCACTGCGGCGATGGCCTTCGCGATCGACATGGTGGCGCCACTCTCATCGGTCGCAGTCAGGTGCTGGTTCCAGTCTTCGATCCAGTCGCTCATCGCTTTCTGGGCCAGGCTTTGGCCGCACACGGCTTGCACTGCAGCAAATGCCGCCGAGGCTTTCAGGCGCAGCACCGCGCGGTCGTCGGCGTGGCCGGGCTGGCCGGGAGTGCCGATGTTGAACAGGGCAATGCAGCTCATGGCGTCTTGATCGATAAAGCCGCGGGCGTCCGGAGCGGATCGCTCAACCACATAGGCGCTGAAGTCGGCCAGCGAATGGGTAGAGTAGGTGCCACGGAAGCGGTTCCGGCCTTCCTGGTAGCGTTCCAGATCGACCACGTTGAAGTTCTGCGGGACCACTACGACCGGTCCCAGCGCAGGCAGGTCACGGCCGACTGCGGCGATGGCGGTTTCTTGAATTAGTTCGAGAGTTTCTTTGGTGAGTGACATGCGTAGGTTCCTTGCTGTGGGAGGGATCAGGTGCGCGGGTGGACCGGTGCTTCATCGCGGGTGAACAGCTGGTCGTGCTTTTCGGGGAACAGCGAGATGTTGCCGCCGGTGCCGACATACATCGGCGTGTCGAGGCTGGTGTTCTCGCTGCGGGTACCGCGCTTGGTCGGCACCTTGTAGTCGAGCTTGTGTTTGATCTTCACCTGGTGGGAGTCGCCGATCTGGCTGAAGTCCAGGGTAATGGTGATCTTGCCGGCCTTGCCGTGGTCGACTACGCCAGCCGCTACTTCCGACAGGGCGTGGCCGATCTGGCTAGCGAATGCACCACCGTTGAGCTCTTGCAGGAACTCGGTGGTATCAGTTGGTTTGGACATTGAGGCGTCTCCTGATGGGCGATGCCGCTTGGCGGCAGATTGATGTGCTGCTGGCGACGGCCGTGCCGAACGCGCGCGGTGATGCGTTTCATAGCTTTCGATTCGCCTTCTTCTCGGCGGTCGTTGGGAAAGTGAGATTGAATTCCCGCAGGATTCGAGATAGCTGCTTGTAGGAGATCCCCAGCAGCTCGACGGCGTCTTTCCTTTTCAGGCCCGCGTCGCGGTAGGCAACGAGCTTCTCGGCCTTTCTCCTGTCCTCAACGGGGTCGCTGAGCTTTCTGCCGAGGTTGCCCTTTCCCCGCCGGGGGTCAGGCTGGAATTTGAAGCCTCCGTCAGCGGCATAGCGCACCAGAACGCCCTGGCAGATGCCTGTGTGAGCCATTGCCTGGGCATAGGTCATCGTTTTGGCCAGCTCGCGAATCTCTGCAATTCGCTTGAGGCGCGCCGCTGTCTTCTTGTTGACTGGCTTACGGGAAGCATCGCCGAGCTGACCTGGTTCGCGGCGGGCGGGCAGCGGCACATGACCGGGGCCAGGCAGTACCTCCACTGTTCCGCCATGGACGATGAAGCTATCGACGCTCGAACTCAGCCAGTCGCGAGCGATCTGGCGCTGATCCGGAATGTTTTGGCCAATCACTGCAGGCCTCTCTTGCTGGCGGCGCCGGCCTCCATCGCTGAGGCGAAGCGCAGAGCGGCCTGATAGCTGAATGCGAAGCCCAGCACCGAGTCGGTGGCCATGTCGACCACATCCCAAGCCGGTCCTTTGCTGACCACCTGGTAGCTCGGCGCGCCGATCTTCGCACGGGTCTCAGCCCGCAGCGTGCGGCTGTACTCGAGCAGAGCCGCGAGCACAGCCAGCTTTTCCTGAAACGCAGGATGCATGATGGTTTGCATGGGTGTTCCTCGGTGGGTCAGGCGTGAAGTTCGAAGGCCTCAGCCCTGCGAACGATTCGAACTTGGGCGGTGCGCCGCTCGGGCGCTCGGCGATCGCGGCGAATAGGGTCGCCGTCGTTTACTGCTGAGTGCATGGCCATGATCCCGACCAGCAGGATGCAGAGCGGGCTGATGATCTGTTGGCGCATTGCCTTGGTGACAGCTTCGATGCGCCTGCCGGCTTCCAGCTTGAACAGCGCGGCCTCAATGCGGTTAGCCACGGTGCCCGGGCTGACCGCCATCTGGCGGGCGATCTCTTTGGTGGTGAGGCCTTGGGCCACCCACAGGATTGCTTCGAGCTCGCGGGGAGCCAGCGCCTTGCCGAGCTGGCCAATCCATGAGCCGCAGGTGATCGTTTCCATGAAGTGTCCTCGGTGGGCTGCATTGGTCGTGACGCTCGCTGCCGTGAGCCTCCCGGACCAAGGGGAGGGCGAGCGCCACGACAGATGCAGCCTGGTGATGGGGAACCAGGTGGATCGGGCAGTTAACGTCAGGCTGACGCGGTGCTGGTGTTCAGATGACGGCCGTCAGTGTTCTCGACCCATCTGCGTGCTCTGTGGTCAGGTGCATCACGGAGCAGTGATGGCTGCGGGCTTGGATGACCTGCGCGGCCTCAGCGAAGCGCTTGTTGGGCTTCGCCTCACCATCCGGCAAGTGGGTGGTACAGGTGAGACTGGAGCAGTCCTCGCCGTTTGGCCCTTCGCCATCGTGAGCAATATCGAAGCTCGCAACCATCGCGATGCCGTGCTCACGGGTAATGGCGATGATCTGCTGCATCAGCGGGCTGATCTTCTCGTCGTAGGCCTGTTCTTTGTTCATGGTGCTGATCCTCGGTTGATTTCCCGTCTGGCCCTGTTGCCAAGGCCAGCCAGTGAAATCTTGCTTCCGCCCCATGCCGTTGCCGCGGCTATCCCCACCTGGCCGGGTCACACATTTCGTATTCGGTGTTCTTCCCGGCTGGCTGCATGGTTTGGCGTCCTCCGATGGCGGAGTCCGGCAGCTATCCAGAGGCTGCATGGTCGACGACTTAGCTTGTCCCGACCCAGGTGATGGCTTGGGTGCGTCGAGGTGGTCACGTCTGGTTGTGTAAAGAGCGTTGAGCCGTCCGGGCCTCTGCAATCTAAGAGTGACTGCATGCGGTTAAATTTAGCCTTACGCTAAAATTCAGTCAATAGCTCAGAGCTAAATTATTTTCGCTGGGTAGTAAATTGCTCTGGAGAGAAATTCCGATTTGGGGCTTTACGCTCGATTTAGCAGTGAGATAAGCTTCCTCAAGTACTGTACGAATATACAGCTTTCAAGGAGGGAATATGGCTAAACAGAAGATGTCGACACCGCAGCAGCCTCAGGAAATGACGGGCCTAGAGCGGTTAGGTCTGAGGGTTTCATCGATGCTTAATCATCCGGTGGCACAAACACAGCGCTGGGTAACGATCCATCGCCTCGAGACGGATGGGCCGGCGGACTGGGAGGAGGTGATGGGACTGCTGGCCGAGACGCCAGAGCTGGATTTGACGTTCAGCGACAACGGAAGCGTCACGGTGAGGTGGGAGCGAAGCGCCCTTCAGGAGCGCGACGACTTCATAATTGAGGAGGGCAGCGAGGTTAAGTTGGCGGAGGAGGCTCCATTCTGAAGCTCAATGCAAAAGCCCGCCAGTAAGGCGGGCTTTCATGCTACTAGAGGTTTCAAAGCGAACCAGTTTTTCGCTGATTTTCTTCAGCTTCGCACGTGGGTTCGTTAGCAAAAGAATATTGAGCCACTATGTAGCCTTTATCAGTGCTTTGAGCGCGGGCAACCATGGTGATGCTTTTTACGTCACTTTTAAGAGGCGCTGACTGAGTCGATTTCCATTCTGCAATCAGCGAGCGGTCCTTCTTTCGTAATGACATCATCCAGTCTCGAGAGTCCTTCCAGATACTCCCTGGCATAAGAGCATCGAGCACCTGGGGTTTTCCATAGACGGTGGTCAGTGCCGATTGCAGGCCATCGAACGCGTCGCGCAACTGGTGCCCGTAATCGTTGGTATTGACTGTTTTACCTACAGCGCGGATCTCGCACAGCCCGACCGTTGGGGAAATGACAAGACCATATTGTTCAAAGGCGTCGTTGGGTTTGGGTGGAGAATCTAGCATGTAGAGGCTCTGAGCTTCATCTGCTACGGTAAGCAGCTGCCCGGTCATTCTCTCAATCAGATCTTTACTCAATCCGGCCTCTAGGCCAAAAGGTCCACTGCCTGCAGGTAATTCAGGGGCTTGCTTCCCCGCGGATGAAAGCGTCGAGCTCTCCTGAGCGCTGGGCGCGGCCTCAGCAGTAGCGGGCAGCGCCTGCGCTGCAGGCATTGGAAGACTCAAACCGTATTTCGCAACTAGGTACCTCTGCTGCAGCATTGCAAGCGTTTGCTCTTTGGTGGCCACGGCTGCAGCTTTCATCACACCGACTAATCCTCCGTTCACGGCCGCATCGGTTCGTGCTTTAACCAGATCGTCGTTCAAGACTGAGATTTCTGTCTCAATTTTTTTAGCCAGCTCCGGGTCAGCACTGCTGACCTGTATGACTTGTTTAATGGGGGATCCGGATTGGAGAGCATTGAGGCGCTGCTCCAGTAAGCCCACATTGGTCCCGAGTATTTCGACACGGATGCCAACTAGGGCTTTCATAAGCCCACCCGACAGCGTTGCATCCTTTGCTTTCGCGTCACTGAGTTCTGATTGGGTCGCTTTTAGCTCTGTGCGAAGGCTGTCAACGAGCGCCTTCTCTTCAGGGCTCAATTCATTCTTGAAGCAACCAGATGTTATGCTTATAGCTAAAAGCAGTAATGCGGCACTTACCCTGCGCATGACAATCTCCGTGAAAAAATCAATCCTACCACTATGGCTATAAGCTATCACTAGACATAAAAGCCCACCTTAGCGGGCTCGCTCTTCAAGCATGCTTCAAACCAAATGAGCATTCCATACGAGAAGCACCCGAGCCTGGATATAGGTCTCATCCCGGCGAATCATCCGATCCTTATGCTTAGGATTGTCCGAGATCATCTCAAAGTACTCCTCGTCCGCTATCTGCAGCCGCTTTATGTACTCATAACCACCCCAGGAGAAGTAATAAATTCCGTCGCCGATGAAATCCCGGATGCTGACATCGACTATCAGCGGGTCGCGGTTCTTGATCGTCGGCGCCATGGACTGTCCCCATCCAGTAACGAGCTTCAGGTGGTAGTGCTCTTTAAACTCCACGCCCAGTTCACGCAGATGCCTAGGGCTGACGCGTACGTCCTGCAGCATCTCGGGAAAATCATGGGTTTGTTCACCTCCACCCATGGCGCCACGCACATCGTAGTGGGCAATCCACACCTCGTCGCCCACCAGCCCAGGCCGATTGAGATCTGCCTTCAAGATTCCGCGATCGCCGCAGTCCGCTGCACTAGATGGCTCTTCAGCCGCCGCAAGCAACCGTTGCCGCGTTTCTTCGGAAATGCCTTTACCGCTTTTGGCGAGCATTTGCTTGACCAAGTCAGCGGCTGAAAGCCTGCTGTCCGGAGCTTCAGAATGGAGTGGAGGTTCTTCAGTTGCAGGGATCGAATCGAACCAGCCTCTCGGCAAGCCCTCGACCTCCTCAATTCTCCTGGCCACGTCATCGCCTAAATTCTTCGCCGTCTTGGCCGAAAGTATCTGGCTCAAATGGGCAGGGGCCATCCCCCAGCGCTCTGCGCAGGATCCTTTCCTTTGGTTGCCGATCAGCCTGACCAGGTTGCTCTTGCGAATCTCGTAGATATCCATGGAGCGAAGAATGCCAGTGTTTAGCTTTCTGCTAAATGTGCGCAAAGCTAAAATCTCCTTGCTTAGAAATTAGCCATGAGCTAAATTTTGATTTATGTGTAAGGAGAACCCTCATGAATGATCACCTCCGTGATTGGTTGGGCGGCGCCACGAGTGAGCGGCGGCAGCAGGTAGCTTCTAGCGCAAACACCACCGTCGGCCACCTTTGGCAGCTGGCAGGGGGGCATCGAAAGGCATCTGCCGACCTCGCTGAGCGACTTCAGGATGCATCAGGCGGCGAGATAAAAATCGCCGGATTGCGCCCTGATCTCATCCCGTTTGCCCGCAAAGCGCTCAATGGCGTCGTGTAGTCCATAAGCCGATGGGTCGCGCGGATTAGCGTGTTGAGTCGCGGACTTGTTGCAATTGAACGGCTGACCGCGAAACCAATTATTCGTCTACTCGCGTCGCGCCAGTAGATGACCAAAACACCTGTGAATGTAACCAGTAGGAGAGAGTGGATGGACAGGATTTCACAGGGACAAGCAGTGCTGGTCATGATGGCTGGCCGCTGTTCGCAGCTGAGTACCGAGTTGATCCCTTCGATTACCGGTCTTGAGCTTCCGTTTTTTTGGCTTGAGCTTTGGACTGGGGCTGGCGGGACGAGTGAGCTGCTGGGATATGCGAAGTTCGAACGCTCAGAAGCCAGCAGCCCAAGGTGCGTTACGGAAGGAACTTACCAACTAGCGCAACTGCTCCAGGCAAACGCTCCAGTCCCTCATCCAATAGTTTCAGTGTCAGGTGTTTTATGGCCTCGGCGGAGAGTCCTTTCAGACCTTGCACGAGGCGACTCTTCTCTTCGGGCGCAGTGTCACTCTCAAGGATTTTCCTTTCCAGGAGCTCACGGAGGGTGTCCTCGTGAATCTTGATTGTAACCGTGCCGAGAATGGCGCTCAGGCCGCCGTCATCGGCAATGAAATCCATCCCTGCCTCAGTGCAGCACATACCCGAAACATTGAAGAGGATGTCGCCGCCCATCCCAATTTGGACAGCCTCTTTCAACAGGCCATGCTGGTGAAGGTATACCAGGTTTGCCGCGAGCAACTGCTCTTCGAGCGCATCAAAATCCGCGTCCCACTCTTCCATAGGCAGTGCGCGAGGGTAGTGGGCTGCGCAGGCGTTAAGAATGCGCTTTTGAAGGTCTCTGTCCAGCTTCATATGTCCGGCCTCCGATCGGCTTTTCGTGTGGAAGCAAAAAGCTACCACGGATGCGCCGGACACCAATAACGCCCGAACTGCGGGCATAAAAAAACCGCCTGGCAGGGCGGTCTTCTGAAACAACTACGAGGTCGATTATGCAGTCCGCAATCGATACAGGCAATACCCAGCCTGTTGCATCAGCTTTGCCTGTGTTCACCAGTCTGTCGCGCCATGCTGCGCAAGGAGCTCAGTGGTGAGTGTTCAAGCTATGACCTGGGCATTGGCCATTCCTAAGGCCTCGCTGGAAAACCCTGCGGCGCGCCATGTGCTTCTATGTCTTGCGAACTATGCCGGCAGCGACGGCCGCGGGGCTTTCCCTTCTGCTGGAACCCTCTCCTTGGACACGGGCCTCTCTGAGCGCACGGTACGCCTGAAACTGGATGAGTTATCGATTGGCGGGTGGATTGTAGAGGGTAACCAGGCCATCGCTGCAGCTTACATCGACCGCCGCGATCGTCGCCCGGTGGTCTATGACCTTCAGCTAAAGCGGGGTGCATCTACTGCACCTCGTCCTGAGCGGGGTGCAGGAAACCGCACGGGGTGCAGCTCACAGCGGAACGGGGTGCAGGAAAACGCAGAACGGGGTGCAGCAGCTGCACCCAATACGTTAACTAACCATTCTACTCACTCTCTGCGCGACCCTTTCGAAATGTCACTCGACTGGACGCCAGATCAGGATCAACTGAAAGCCTACGCGGTTCGGGCCGGTCTGACTCTCGATCACTTCACCGCCGACGCAATGTCGGGATTCGTACTCCACCACGATGCGAAGGGCCTTGCCCGCACTGAGAAGCAGTGGCTGGCAGCACTGGTCAACTGGGTGAAGACCGATCTTGCTCGAGCAGCTCGCGCTGTAACTCCACGCACTGACGGTGGGCAGAGCAGCAGCTTCGATGATGAAGACACCACATGGATCGACTAGAGGGGCAGCGAATGAACCAGGTATCTGTGGTCGCTCATGGCCTTTGGGCCAAAGTCCAGTCGGGGCAGCCAATCCCCGCAGAGTATTCAATCCCGGCTGACGTGAAGGCTGAACTCAACCGAAAAACCGCTGCCGTGATCAACGACCTGTTCCGCGACCTGCGCACGATCTGCAGTGCCTGGAAGCAGGCTTGGCCAGATGAGGCGACTTACAAGGCCGCCAAGCAGCAATGGCTGACCGCCTTCCTCGAGGCAGGAATCAACACTACGGAGCAGCTGCAGTTCGGTCTGATGCGCTGCCGCCAATCTGGTCGCGAGTTCATTCCCGCGCCGGGCAAGTTCATCGAATGGTGCCAGCCATCCCCTGAAATGCTTGGCCTGCCCCCACTGGCCGCTGCATTCCGAGAGGCGTGCCGCAACGCCCATCCTTCAATGGCCGGCCAGGCCAAATGGTCGCATGACGCCGTGTGGCACGCCGCGAAAGAGGGCGGTTTCGAAAGCTTGAACCGCCTCGCGACCGACCTGAGCCTGAAGCTTTTCGAACGCAATTACACGATCGCAGTACGCCGCTTGGTGGCTGGCGAGCCGCTGCAGAAGATGCCGCTGGCTCTTCCGGCCGAGGTCGCGACACGCAGTACTCCGGAAGTTGGTCACGCCGCACTGGCCGCGCTCCGCGCCCGGATGGCAGGCCAATGATCAAGCTGCCAGCGCCCGACCCCGTCGAGTACCGCTGGGCCCTGTACTGCCGTGGCGATCTGTTCGGCCTTGCAGTCACCGAGCACCCACCCATCGCGCTCTACCGGGATGAGGCTTTGGCCATCGCCCATGGCCAACTCATGTGGCCGAGCGCGTACACGATTATCGATCTTCACGGAGAAGACAGCCCATGCGGCAATCGAAACTGACCAAGGCCGCGCGCGGTCGGGAGTGCCAGGTGCGCATTCCCGAGGTGTGCAACGGCAATCCGGAAACCACCGTGCTCGCACATTATCGTTCGGCTGGCACCTGTGGCGCCGGCAGGAAACCGCACGACATGCAGGGCGCCTGGTGCTGTAGCGCCTGCCATGATGCCTGCGACGGCCGTAGTCGCACTGTCGACCGCGACACCGCCCGTCAGTACCACGCAGAGGGCGTAATGCGTACACAGGCTGCACTCCTCAACGAAGGGGTGCTGGTCGCATGAAACCGCTCGGTATCCATTCAGTTAAGCCGCGCGTCCCACGCGCCAGGCCCGTCGACCGCGAAGGCCAAGAGCAGGCCGCCCTGATGCGGGAAATCGAGCTCCGTTACCCTGAGGTTTTCGAGCTGATCTACCACGTCCCGAACGGCGGTCATCGGGTGAAGGCTATTGCCGCCAAGCTCAAGGCTCAGGGCGTAAAGGCCGGCATCCCTGACCTGGTGCTGCCGATGGCCCGCGGCGGCTACTTCGGCCTGTACATCGAATTCAAGGCGACCGTCGAACCTGCGCCGGTCTCGATCAGCCAGAAGGACTGCCTGCGCCGGCTGAATGCCCAGGGCTACCTGGCCATCGTTTGCCGTGGGCACTTCGACGCCATGGAGCAACTGCGGGCCTATCTGCTGCTGCCCGCCACGGTGGCTGCATGAACTCGACGCGGGCTGTAAAGCTCACTGAGGCCGAGATTCGCCGGCATGGTGCTGACAGGTCGGTGCGCGACCTACGCGACCCGCGCCATCCCGGTCTGTACCTTCGCTTCTGGAGTAGCCGCGACCGTGGCACTTGGCATCTGGTGCGTGGCAAGCGCTGGGTACCGATCGCCCGCTGGCCGGACCTGAGCGTGGCCGCGGTTGTGGCTGAACTGCCTGCGATCCGTCAGCGCCTGCTATGCGATCCAGCCACCGCGTTGGTAGCTTCTGGCATGGTGACTGTGGGTCAGCTGCTGGACTGGTACGGCGACCGTATGTCGCGGGACCGCTCGCTCTCTGCGAAGCGCAAGGCCGGCGCCCGTTCGGCCATTGCCCAGCACCTGAAACCGCGCCTGGAAAGCCTGACCGTGGCGCGCATTACCGCTGACTCTCTGGATAAACACCTGATGTGGCCGTGCCAGGCTGAGGTGTCGCTGTCCTATCTGCGTCAGATGTTCGCGCTGCTGCTTACCGCATTTCGCCAAGCATCAAAGCTGGGGATGATCGATGGCAACCCCATGGCCGGCATGCGATTCAGTGACTTCACCAAGGCAAGGATCCTGCCCAAGGCGGCGCACCTTCGTGACGTGCAGTTGCCTGAGCTGATGCAGCAGTTGGCCCAGGCATTCGCGATGACCCCGGGTGACGCCATGCTGGCCCTGATGATGCTGAGCCACGGCACCCGAATCGGTGAGACCCGTTTGGCGCGGTGGGCGGATGTATCGCTGGCGGCCGCCGAGTGGTTCATTCCCGCTGTGCACACCAAGACCCGCATCGAGCACCGCCTGCCGCTGACTGCTCAACTCAAGGCATTGCTGACCCGTTACCGGGCGATCCTGCAGGCTCAAGGCTATGACGGTGCCTACCTGTTCCCGAATCGCCGTGGTGAGCCCTTGACCGAGACCCAGGCCAGCGCCGTGTTCACTCGTCTGGGGCGGGGCGCCTGGACCAGCCACGACCTGCGCAAGGTCTCCCGCACAACTTGGACCGACCTCGGCATCGACGGGCACATCGGCGAGATGTTGCTGAACCACACGCTCGGCAAGATCGCCAGCACCTACATCCATACCCAGGCCATGCAGCAGCGTCGGGCGGCACTGGAGAAGTGGCACGCGTGGCTTGATCAGATCGGTTTCGCAACCATCCACGGCCTTACAGAGGCCTTATTTGAAATCCCGCAGAATTCGCTACAGGCCACTATCGGCGAGGCCTCGGGCCACCTTACTGAATTTGTTACTAGCGAGGATTCGAAATGATGAGAAAGAGCCATGGTCCGGCCCTCAAGAAGCCGATGATCGACCTGGCTCAGTGCCCTTTGTGCCGTGGGAGAGCGGTTGTCAAGGGCGTGTTTTACGAACTGCCATGCGACCACTGCAGCGCCTCGGGTTGGGTAGCGGCTGCAACAGGCGAGGCCCTGGCCCTGGATGACCTGGTGACCCAGCTCAGCATGAGGTTGCAGGCCGCGATACGGCAGCTCGAGCAGTTGAAAAGACCTCAGGCCGGCGGGCCCGAGGCGGGATATCAGGGAAGCAACCGGCGCGGCGCCGGTGGCACCAACTACACCGGGGATTGAGGGGAAGGACATGGCTTACAGCAGCGTATCGGGTGCGGTAGTTGCCGCTCTGGCGGCGGGCGAGAAGGGATCGGCGAAGGCCCAGGCCTGGCAGAAGCTTTACAAGTCGGCAGAGGAGGAGGGTGGTTGCCTGGCGTCACTGGGTGGCCGCTCTGGCGGTATCGACCGCACCCAGGTCGATTACTGGTTGTCGGCGCGCCTGCACCGCATGCTCAAGGGGCGGCACTGGGATGCCTTGGTCGCCAAGTACAGCACCAACAAGGCGAAGAAGGTTCAGGCGATTACGTTGGTCCGGCCGCTGATCGCGAGCCCGGCGCCGACACTCTTCATCTACAAGGCTGTCACTGCCTGGGCCATTCCGAAGCTCAAGGGAGCGCGTCGCAAGGCCCCGCAATCTGTTTCGGTGAACATCCCGTTGGATGCTTCGTCATGGCGCCGCGAGGCCACCATGAATGCTGCGGTCGCCGCCGGCCATGCCGCAAAGAAGCGCATCGAGGCACTCGAAGAGGATGTGATCATCCTGCCGGACAGCTTCTACGACATGAATACTTGGGACGTCGATGCTACGCCAGAGCCGACTCGCCGGAGATGGAGGCAGTGTATCAACGAAAAACTTGACGGCCTGATTGACGACGCTATGGCCGAGGTTCGGTTGCTCCTGGAAGCTGAGGGCCTGCTGATGGAAGAGGCTGCGTGAATAACTGTTGACATCAGTGAGCGACTGAGCGAAATTAACTCCATCCTGTCATTCCTGCGCTTGTTGAGGGATGTAGCGAACAGCCCGGCTATCTAAGCCGGGTTTTTTTATGGCGATTGGCCATCTCTTGGGTTATGGTTGCCGCGATTTCGATACGGTAGTGATACACATGGACGAACGAGAGCCGCTTAGAATATTAATCACTTCCGAGGCTCAAGCATTTGAGCACCTGTATCGCGCACGGAATGGCGAGTTCAAAGGCAAGGAAGTGCTGATAACATTTTCAGGGTGGCCGACCCTGGATATAAACGTTAAAGGCGATAGATACCACAGCACCATCCCCGCAGGGGTGATGAAAGGGCTTGTGGAGTACCAGGGGGCGCTGAACAAAGCTTTCGCTCTGGTGTCAAACAGTGATACATCGAAATCTTTGACTGACGATGATCGGAAAGCACTTGATGTAACCTTTGAAGTAAAAGAGGGCAGCTCGGATATTTCGAGTGATTTGGCGAAGCAGCTCAGTTTAATTGCGCAGCAGGCGATGAGCCATATGAGTGGGACAGAGATAGTTATCACGGTGCTCGGCATTGCAGTTATTGCAAGCTTAACTTATTTGGCTGCTACTAAAATTCGTACAACTGGTGAAACAGCAGCTGAAAAGCAGCGGCTGGACTTTGCTAAGGAAGTTGTAGAAAGCAATGTCAAACTCGCTCAAATTAACAAGGAAGTCACCGAGTCTGCTTTGTCGGTCATCAAAGGGGCGCACGATGCGGAGCTGATGAAGCTCGGTAAGTCAGTGCTGACGAGGACAGATATCGAGTTCCTGAACCGCCGAACGCGCTCGTTGTCAGATAAGCGACGTATTGATGACTCTTTCCATGTGATAAAGCTTCACACTACGGATCATAAGTGGAAATTGATCCTAGAGCATTCTGTTTATGGTCAGATAAAGGTCGATCTTTATAAGAGTGAGGAGGCCGGGAAAGTTCTTGATGAAATTCAGGCTGCTTTCCGGCAAGAGAAACCAGTGAAGCTATTTATGGTGGCTTCATTCAAAAAAGAAGTTTTGGTGTCCGCTAGTATCGTGGGCACTCCGACCTTAGGGTTGCTATATGAAGATGAGTGAATGAAATTTCGGAAAGCCCGCAGAGATGCGGGTTTTTTTTGCCTTTTTCTGAGCGTGCAACAACATGAATGAAAAAGACCCAGCACTTTGGGCTGTTGTAATGACATGGCTTGCCGCCCACCAGCCGCAGCTCTTTGCTGCCGGCTTGTCTATAGGCATTGCAGTGTTGCGCGTCGTGTACGGAGGCGGCACACGCCGACAGATGTTCTTGGAGGGTGCCTTATGCGGCCTCATCACCCTGGCCCTGGTGCCGCTGCTGGAGTGGATGGGATTGCCGCAGGGCATGGCCACCTTCGCAGGCGGTGCTGTCGGCTTCATGGGAGTGGAGAAGCTGCGCGGATACTCCGATTTGTTTCTATCGCGCAAAGCACAGGGGTGACAGATGTCGCTAGCTGAGGCACGCACAAATCCAAGCCCATACGGCTATCGATGGCAGCAGGCCCGTGCGGGGTGGTTACGCAAGAATCCGCTCTGCGTTAGGTGCGAAAAGACGGGCCTAACCAAGGCAGCCACAGTCGTTGACCACATCACGCCACACCGCGGTGACATGACTCTGTTCTGGGACCGCACCAACTGGCAGGCGCTATGCACCAACTGCCACAGTTCTTACAAGCAGCGCCTGGAGAAGTCAGGGCGCGAGGTAGGGTGCGAAGTCAGCGGTAGGCCGCTCGACCCCCGGCACCACTGGAATCGGCCTTCCTAAGGCCTTCCGGGCGGCGCTGGGGCCCATCCCAGGGGCAGGGGGGGTGAAAATGTTTCTTCGCAATAACTTCTTGACCGTTCGCCCTTCTCCGTGCGCACAGCCGCGAAATGAAATGATTTTTTTTGGGATCAAAAAATGGCCGGGAGACGACCCACCCCGACAGAGCTGAAGCTTGTCAGGGGCAACCCGGGCAAGCGCGCAATCAACAAGAACGAACCCAAGCCCGCCAGGCGTATCCCCAGCGCCCCGGCGCATTTGACGAACGAAGCCCAGGTGGCCTGGGGGCGTCTGACGGTCCTACTTGACCGCATGGGCGTACTCACTGAGGCAGACGGCTTTGCCCTCGAGCGGCTGTGCGACTGCTATGCCGAAATCCTCGCGCTGCGCGAAATCGTCGACGCGCAGGGGCGAACCTACGAGACCACCAGCACCCAAGGTGAAGTGGTGCTCAAGGCAAACCCGGCCGTTGCCATGCTCGCCGACGTTGATCGTCGATTCAAAAGCTACCTGGTCGAGTTCGGCCTCACTCCAGCCGCCCGTTCCAAAGTCCAGGTAAAACAGAATGACGACGAAGAAGACCCGCTCGCGGAGCACTTCGGTTGACGATCCTGCGACCCAGTACGCCAGAGAAGTACATTCGGGCGAGCGAATCGCAGGGCCGGACATCCGAAATGCGTGCGCTCGGCACCTTCGCGACCTGGAGGAAGGTCCAAAGCGCGGGCTGTTCTGGGATCGTGAAGAGGCCAACAAGGCAATACGTTTCTACCGCGCAGTTCTGAAACTCAATGGCGGCGAGTTTGAAGGGCAGCCGTTCGAGCTATTGCCCTGGCAGAAATTCATCGTCGGCAGCATCTTCGGCTGGAAAGGCAGTGACGGCTATCGGCGGTTTCGAGTGGTGTACGTCGAAAGCGGCAAGGGTTCGGGCAAATCGCCGTTGGCTGCAGGTGTTGGATTGAGGGGATTGGTTGGGGACAACGAAGCCCGCGCCGAGATCTACGCAGCTGCAACCAAAAAGGATCAGGCCATGATCCTGTTCCGCGATGCTGTCGCAATGGTGCAGCAGTCGCCGGAGCTGACCAAGCGTCTGGCCTGCAGCGGCACCGGTCAGAACATTTGGAACCTCGCCTACCTAAAAGCCGGCTCGTTCTTCCGGCCGATCAGCTCGGACGATGGCCAGTCCGGCCCCAGGCCGCACATGGCGCTGATCGACGAGGTGCACGAACACAAAACCAACCTGGTCGTGGAGATGATGCGAGCCGGCACCAAGAGCCGTAAGCAAGCACTCATTTTCATGATCACCAACAGCGGCTCGAACAAGCGCGGCCCGTGCTGGGAGTATCACGAATACGGCGCCAGGGTGGCTTCTGGGGCGCTCGTCGACGATGGTTTTTTTGCCTACATCTGCTCCCTGGATGAAGGCGATGATCCCATTCAGGATGAAAGCTGCTGGTTCAAATCCAATCCGTCACTGCAGGACGCCGATCTGCCCGGCATGAAGTACCTCCGCGAACAGGTAACGGAGGCGCGAGGGATGCCGAGCAAAGAAGCCATGGTGCGTCGGCTGAATTTCTGTGAGTGGACGGGGGCCGAATCGCCCTGGATCTCATGGGATGTCTGGAGCCAGGCGGAAGAGCGCGTACCGATGTCGCTTCTGCGTAACCGGCCTTGTGTAGGTGGGCTGGATCTTTCCAGCACCACCGACCTGACGTCTTTTGTTCTGCTGTTCTACCCAACCCATGAGGATCCGCAATGGCGGCTACTACCTTACTTCTGGATCCCTGACTACGAGCTGGATAAGCGCGAGGCCCGGGACAAAGTGCCGTATGCGGCCTGGGTTAAATCGCGAGACCTTGAAACAACACCGGGGCGCGCCATCAGCAAGCTGCATGTACTTCGCCGGATGCAAACAATTTGCGATTTTTTCCAGGTGGACAAAATTGCCTTTGACCGGTGGCGGATCGAGGACATGCGCCAACTGATGACGGAGTACGGGATCGAATTGCCCCCGCTGGTCGAATTTGGCCAGGGCTTCAAGGATATGGGGCCGGCAGTGGACGAGTTCGAGCGGCGTCTGCTCGGGATGGCCGAACTACCTGGTGACGATGACGATGCCTCATCGGAGTTTTTTGACGATGCCCTGCCTGCCGAAACGGTGGAGTCATTGCGGCATGACGGCAACCCCGTCATGACCTGGTGTGCGGGTAACGCTGTAATCGTTTCTGACCCGGCGAACAATCGCAAGGCTGACAAAGCAAAGGCGACCGGCAGAATCGACGGGATTATCGCGTCGATCATGGCGACGGGCATCAGTGGTTCGGCCTCGGCTGGCAGCAGCGGCTCATCTATCTACGACGAAGGAGTCGGCGTTTGAACATCATTGCTATTGCTGCCTGGTTGGCCGGCTTGGTCGGTTTCGGCCTGCTGGTCTATGGGGTCGCCTTGGTCTACGTACCCGGCGCATTCATCATCTCGGGACTCGGCCTGATCGGCTGGGCATGGCTGGCTGACAAAGCCGCCGCCCGTATCCAACCCAAACGTACTCCCGAGGGGGGCTGAGCATGTTTTTCAGCAATCTGCTTGGTGCCAGCGAGGGCTCGGTTTCTGATGGTGGTGGCGGGTTTTGGCGCAGCCTAATCGGCTCTGGTCGTGCGTCATCGGGCGTAACGGTTACCCCCGATAGCGCCTTGGCGATCACGGTATTGCAGAATTGCGTCACTCTTCTGGCAGAGAGCATCGGTCAACTACCACTCGAGATGTACCGGCGGCTCGGCGATGGCAAGCGCGAAGCCGCATCAGACCATCCGCTTTACGACGTACTCCGCTACCAACCCAACCCTTGGCAGACTCCCTATGAGTATCGGGAAGCCAGCCAGTTGGCGTTGGGATTGCGAGGTAACTGCTACAGCTTTATCGAGCGGGGCGACGATGGTGCGGTAAAGGCTCTCTACCCGCTGCGCAACGACAAAGTGCTGGTGATGAAGGGCGGAGATCTCCGGCCGGTGTACCGTATCGGCGGGCACGAACCGCTGCCTATGCGGCTGGTCCACCATGTGCGATGGCACACAAAAAATCACTACACCGGTCTGTCGCCCATTGAACTCCACGCAGATGCGGTGGGCCTGGCTCAGGCCGTCCGGCAGTACGCCGGTAAGTCATTTGCCAATGGCACCGCCGTCAGCGGCGTGATTGAACGCCCCGCGGGTTCTGCTCCAATCAAGGAGCAAGGCAGCATTGACCGCATCCTTGATCAGTGGGGCAACAAATTCTCCGGCATCGACAATGCGAAGAAGGTCGCGATGCTGCAGGAGGGGATGACCTTCAAGCCGGTATCGATGAACAACGTTGATGCCGAGTTGCTTGGCATCCTCAAGGCCACCGGCCTAGATCTGGCGAGGATCTACAAGATCCCACCGCACATGGTCAATGACCTGGAGAAGGCGAGCTACAACAGCCTGGAACAGCTGCTGATCCAGTACGTGATCTTTGCCCTGATGCCGTGGGTCAAGCGGCACGAGCAGTCCATGATGCGCGACTTTCTCCTGCCAGCCGAACGGCGCCAGTACTTCATCGAGTTCAACCTCTCTGGCTTGCTGCGAGGCGACCAGAAAAGCCGCTACGACGCATACGCCATCGGTCGTCAGTGGGGCTGGCTGTCGATCAACGATATTCGCCGCCTCGAGAACATGCCGCCAGTGGCCAACGGCGACAGCTACCTACAGCCGCTGAACATGACCGACGTGGCGCATGGCCTGCCCAATATGAATAACCCTGACGTCCGCGCCCAGCTCGAGCAGCAGCGCGACGACATCTTGAGGATGCTTGCCGCATGAAACGACACCTGCGCGCCGCCAGCCTGCTGTTCAATCAGCCGCTGTTGACGACCCCCGATATGCTGGACCTGGCCGTGCGCTGGGCCAACCAAACCATGAGCCTGAACATCGTCAACTTGAGCATGGGTGGCGGGCAGGCCGATCCCGCGCTGTTCTATGACGAGGATGATTACCAGGCCCAGCAGGATCGCCGTGAGGAGCAACGACGGGCTGCGATAGCCCAGACAGGCGTTGAGGTGATCCCCGTACACGGGGTGCTGGTGAGCCGGGGCAGTCACCTGAATGCCTGTGAAACCATGACCAGCTACGAAGGGCTGCGTGCGGCCCTGAACCAAGCGGTTGCAGACCCGATGGTCGAGCATATCGTCCTTGATATCGACAGCCCCGGCGGGAGCGCCGTCGGTGCCTTCGAGCTGGCGGCAGACATTCGCGCCGCAACCAAGGTCAAGCCCATCACCGGCCTGGTCAACTTCATGGCGTACTCCGGCGGCTACCTTATCGCCGCTGCCTGCTCCGAGATCGTGGTCAGCCTGACATCAGGCGTGGGTTCTATTGGTGTCATCGCCAGCCATATGGACCGCTCGAAGATGATCGACGGCATGGGCGTCAAGGTCACCACGGTGTTTGCAGGGGCGCACAAGAACGATCTGAGCCCAAACGAACCGCTCACCGAGCAATCACTTCAAGTGCTCAACGATATCGTGCAAGAGAGCTACCAGCTCTTTACCACGCACGTAGCTGAATACCGCGGCCGCGATGTGGCCGACATCATTGCTACCCAGGCCGCCTGCTATCGGGGGCCCGCCGCCATCGCTGCTGGTCTGGCGGATCGCCTGGAGTCACCCCAGCTTGCGGTCGACAACCTGTCCCAGGCCGTTGCCTTCAGTCGCGCCCAGCGACAGGGCGGCGCGCAGGTCAGGCAGCGCATCAGTGTGCAGGCCTCGGCCTTCGCCATTCAGTCTCAACTCTGACCGCGTTCGCGGCAGTGACCCAACCGCCAGCTGGCGGTTTTTTTATGCCCAGGAGGCAGCATGTCCCTCGTAACTCAATTGCGTAGCGAACGCGCCACTATCAACAGCCAGATCCAGGCCTTGGCTCAGCTTGAAGTCGCCGGTACCTCGCTCAGCGCAGAGCAGCTCGCGCAGTTCGAACAGCTCAGCGTTCAGTTCAAAACCCTCACCGAGAAACTCACCCGTGCCGAGGCCGCCGAGCAGATGGCAGCAGCCAGCGCGGTGCCCGTGGATGAGGGGGCTCAAGGCCTGAATGGGCCGCCCAGCCACATCAGCGGTCCATTCACTGCCAAGCCTGTGCCTGGCGCCAATATGGCCCAGATGGTTCGCGTACTGGCCGCGGCGCGCGGGGATCAGCACGCTGCAGCCAAGATGGCTCAGAGCTCTGGCTACAACCCTGAAATCGCCATGGCACTCAGCACGGTGACGCCTGGCGCAGGCGGCGTGCTGGTTCCGCAGAGCTTCTCCAGCGAAGTGATTGAGCTGCTGCGACCGAAGTCGGTGGTTCGCAAGCTCGGCGCCGTTTCCCTGCCGCTGCAAAATGGCAACCTGACTGTGCCGCGGATCAAGGGCGGTGCAGTGGTTGGCTACATCGGCAGCGAAGAGGATATGCCGACGACCGATCTGCAGTTCGATGACTTGAAGCTGTCGTCGAAAAAACTGGCGGCCCTGGTGCCGATCAGCAACGACCTGTTGGCGTACTCGGGCACCAACCCCAGCGTTGACCGGCTCGTCGTGAATGACCTGACCGCTTCGGTGGCAACAGCGGAAGACCTGTCTTTCCTGCGCGGCGCGGGTACCGGGAACCTGCCGAAGGGCCTGCGCTTCTGGGCGCCTGCCTTCAACGTTTTTGCGGCGCCGGCAGCGGTGACGCTCGAGGCGGTTGAGCTCGCCTTGTCTGCGCTGATCCTGCGCCTGGAAAACGCCAACTCGAACATGACGGCACCAGGCTTTGCCATGGCGCCGCGGACCAAGCGCTGGCTTGCTGCATTGCGTGATGGCAATGGCAACAAGGCCTATCCAGAGCTGGATCAAAACCTGTTGAAAGGTTTCCCGGTCGGTTCCACGACCCAGATCCCGATTAACCTGGGCGGCGATGGCGATGCTTCGGAAATCCATTTCGCCGACTTCGCGGATTGCTTCATTGGCGAAGACGACGCCATGGTCATCGACTTCAGCAAAGAGGCTACCTACAAGGACAGCAGCGGCAACGTCATTAGCGCCTTCCAGCGCGATCAGACGCTGGTGCGCGTAATTGCCAAGCACGACTTCGGCCCGCGCCACGTGGAGTCGGTAGCGGTAATGACTGGCGTCAAATGGGGTAGCGCCCTCTAACACCACTGGCCCGGAATCCCGGGCTTTCTTGCATTCGGCTTAGGGGAGCATCCCATGTCCAAAGTAATCGTGACTTTTGAAAAAAACTGGCGCGGCTATGCCGCCGGAGAAACCGCTGGCTTTGAGTCCAGCCTTGCCGAGGGCCTGATCGACGGAGGTTATGCGGTCGAGGCTGACAAAAAGGCCACCAAGAAATCGCGGGCTGGTGCGAGCGGTGGGGCGGCGACCGATGACGCCGGGCCTGATGGTGACGCGGCTGCCAAGTCTGATACCAAGCCGGACACCGACGGGAAGCCCTGACCATGGCGCGCCGCATTGAGTACACCGGGCCACCCGTGCTGACGTTAGAGCAGGTGGCATATCAATGCAGGGCCGAGCCAGAGGATCTTCAGCCCGAACTCATTGACCAGATCATCATCCCGGGCGTGACGAGCCAGGGTGAGTCGAAGACCGGCGCGGCGATCCGTGAAGCGATTTATGAGGAGGACTGGCCGCAGCACTACCCGTCGGGGCATCCGCTGGACATCGGCCAGGTGGTCGCCGTCGAGTCCGTTCTGCTGTTGGGGGATGGGGGCCAAGTCATCCCGTTTACTGGTCCGTCCGAGTTAAGCCGGGGAGGGAAGGAGAGCTACCTGCACTTTCCGAGTGGCCGGCCGCACGGTCGGCTGCGCATTCGCTACCGCGCTGGCGTAGATGTGGCGGCTTATCCCGGGGTGTTGAACTGGTTGCTGATGGCCGCCGAAACGGCCTTTACGCAGCGGGGAATGCTGGTTGTCGGGCAATCACTGGCTGAGATGCCCTCCAGCTATCTGGACTATCTGCTGGCGGATATCACCGTGCCTCCGAGGTTCTAGCCATGGACATACGCGAGCCTGCGTCCGGCGAGTTGAAGCACCGGATGGAAGTGAGGAAAAGGTCCGACAAGCCTGTGGGGCCGGGCCTGGAGCCAGAATTCACGCTCGTCTGCCGCCGTTGGGTGAGGGTCGAACCGTTGGGAACGGCGACCTACGCCCATGCTCAACAAATCAAATCGGGGATAACCCATCGCCTCTACTGTCGTTTCATCCCTGATTTGCAGTCGGACTTCGAGTTTGTAGGCCGCGGGCGGGTTTATCGGGTGAGGCGCCCTACGGATCTCGCCGGCCGCCAGGTTTGGTCAGTGGTCGAGGTTGAGGAGCTAGGGCCGGTGAGCCGAGAGGAGGGCAGGCCAAATGGCCAACTCCGTTTCGATTGACGGTTACTTACACGTTGACGGCTTCGACAAGTTCGACCAAAAGGCCTTCAACAAGCGAAAGATTCGCGCTGGCATGCGCAAGGTTGGCCAGCTGATAACCGGCCGGGCGCAGATGAACTTGGCGCTTGGCGGTGGCCAGGAGGGCTATCCGATCAATCGCACGGGAGCTACTACCGATTCGATCGGCTTCAAGCTGTCACGTTCGGGCTTTCTGGTGCGAGTGGCCCCCAACAAGACCGCTAGCATGCAGGAGTTCTACCCGGCTTATCTGCATTACGGCGTTCGCCGAAAGCAGGGAGGCGGGTGGCGTATCAGGCCTCGCGACAACTACATGACCGACGCACTGACAGATAGCCGATCTGACGTGCAACGCATCCTGCAGCAGGCCTTCGCCGCCGCGCTGCTCAACTGAGAACCGACATGAAAATCACGCCTGTGATCGAGCAGCTGCGCGCCTATGCGCATGGGTTTGAACAACGCGTGGCCGGCGGCCTGGATTGGGACCCGACCGCCGACAGCGCCAAACTGGAGATTCCAGCGGCCTATGTGATTGCGGTAGGCGACTCGGCCGATGAGCCAAGCGCGCAGAACGTGATCACCCAGGACGTGCGCGACGCGATCGACGTGTGCGTGGTGCTGCCTACGGTAGACGAGCGCGGGCAGTCGGTGGTCGACGTGCTGCACGACGTGCGCGCCCAGTTGTGGCGTGCGCTGGTGGGTTTCGAGCCTGACCCGGAAACGGGGCCATTGCTGTACGACGGCGGCCAGCTCTTGTTGCTCGACCGCGAGCGGGTGGTTTACCGCTACCGCTTCTATGCCGACCTGCAGTTGGGTCGCTGGGAGCAGACCGGCGAGGGCAAGCCGCAGACCTGGCAGGAATGGAAGCTGGCCGGCCTGCCAGCGCTGGAGGGGATCGACACCCGCTTTGACTTCATCAACCCCCTGAAAGACTCCAACGTCACGGCCCCCGGCCCTGACGGGCGAGTCGAGTTCACCACTCGGGAGAACCTGACCCAATGAGAACCGTAGACCTCAAGCCGGCACCAGGGCGCGATTGCCCGATGCCGCACAACCCCCGCGAGCTGCTGCCCGCCGGCGGCGCCAAGGTGCCCCGTAACGCGTATTGGGAGCGTCGCATCATCGACGGTGATGCCGTCGAGCAGAAAGCCAGCACCCGAGGGAGCAAGACGCCATGAGCGTGAGTTTCAGCAATATTCCCAGCGACATTCGCGTGCCGCTGTTTTACGCCGAAGTCGACAATTCGATGGCCAACAGCGGGGCGTCCAGCCTGCGCCGTCTGATCGTCGGCCAAGTCAACGACGATGCTGACGGCCCGGAAATCGGCCGCCTGGTGCTGGTATCCCGTACCAGCGAAGCCAAGGACATTGGCGGCAACGGTTCAATGTTGGCGGCGATGCACGCTCGCTGGCGTTCCGTGGACGTGGCCGGCGAGGTCTGGTGCCTGCCGCTCAAGTTGACCACCGGCGCCGCTGCAAAGGCCACCGTTACCGTAACGGGTTCGGTCGAGTCGGCGGGCCTGGTCAACCTGCACGTAGCCGGGCAGCGGGTACGCGCCTCGGTGGTTGCCGGCGCATCGGCCGAGGCTGTTGCCACCGCGTTGGCGGCTGCGATCAATGCCGCGATTGACCTGCCGGTAACGGCCACCGTTGAAAACGCAGTGGTCACCGTCGTTGCCAAGTTCAAGGGCGACCTGGGCAACGATATTCAGCTGCAGCTCAATCGCCTCGGGCGCGTCAACGGCGAGGTCACGCCGGCGGGCCTGACGGTTGTGACCTCGGTCATGACGGGCGGGGCTGGCTCGCCTGATGTGGTCACGGCATTGGCGGCGCTGGGTGATGAAGAGTTTGAGTTCATCGCCCAGCCGTGGACCGACTCCGCGACGTTGGACGCGTGGAAAGAGACGATGGACGACAGCGCCGGCCGCTGGTCGTGGGCCAAGCAGCTGTACGGCCACGTCTACAGCGCGAAGCGCGGCACCCTCGGCGAGCTGGTTGCGGCCGGCCGCCTTCGCAATGACCCGCATGTCAGCGTGCACGGCTTTGAACGTGGTGTGCCGCAGCCAGTGTGGGAAGTGACGGCGGCCTGGGCGGCGCGCACGGCTGTGTTCATCAGCGCCGACCCGGCCCGGCCAACCCAGACCGGCGTGCTGGTGGGCATCGACCCAGCAGCGGCAAGCGATCGTTTCACGCTGACTGAACGTCAGTCGCTGTTGACCAGCGGCGTCGCAACGGCCGTCTACAACGGCGGCAGCTACCGCATCGAACGGGCGGTTACGACCTACCAGCGCAATGCGTACGGCCAGCCGGATGACTCCTACCTGGACAGCGAGACGCTGCACCAGTCGGCGTATGTGATCCGCAACCTGCGCAGCATCATCACCAGCAAGTACGGCCGCCACAAGCTGGCCAACGACGGCACCCGCTTTGGCCCCGGCCAGGCGATCGTCACGCCCAAGGTGATTCGCGGCGAGCTGATCGCGGCCTATGGCGCAATGGAGCGCGACGGCATTGTCGAGAATGCCGAAATGTTCCAGCAGTACCTGATCGTGGAGCGCGACCCGAACAACCCGAACCGGCTGAGCGTGCTGTTCCCGCCGGACCTGGTAAATCAGCTGCGCGTGTTCGCGCTGTTGTATCAGTTCCGCCTGCAGTACCCCGACGCGGCCTGATCCGCATCGTTAAACCCCCGGCCCGCCTAGCGCGGGCTTTTTTATGGGAGATCCCTTAATGGGTCAGAAAGTCGCAGGCACCTGCTTTATCAAGGTCGACGGCGATCAGCTGGTGATCACCGGCGGTGTCGAAGCGCCGTTGTCCGCTGTTAAGCGCGAAACCATCGTGCTGGGTCATTACAAAGAAGAAGACCTGATTCCCTACGTCGTTGTAGACGCAGTGAAAACTGCCAACTTTCCTCGGGCCAAGCTGGTCGCGGGCAGCTCGATGACCGTCACGGCTGAACTCGCCGATGGCTCGGTTTACGTGCTGAGCGGCGCGTACCTGGTCGATGAAACCAAAGTGACCGGCGATGACGCCAAGGTCTCGCTCAAATTCGAAGGCATCCAAGGAGACTGGCAGTAATGAGCACCGTTAACCATAAACTCGCAGAACCTATTCAGGCCCACAACGAAGAAGTCAAAGAGCTGACTGTGCGCCGTCCTACTGTCCAGGAATGCCGCGCTATCAAGTCGCTGCCCTACACCATCGGGGAAAGCGGTTATCCCATTCTCGACGTGGAAGTCGCGGCCAAGTACATCGCCGTATGCGCCGCCATCCCGTCCAGCTCGGTGAATCAGTTGGGGTTGCCCGACCTGAATGCCATTGCCTGGCTCATTGTGGGTTTTTTCATGCCCCGCGATTCGAATCAGTCGGAAGCCTGACCGAGCTGGCCTTTGACCTTGCCTGGTGGTGGAAAACCACCCCGGGCGAGGCGCTGGGCTGGACCCTCGACACGCTCTTTGAGTGTGAAGAAAACGCGTGGCGGATTCATAGCCTGACTGGGGGTGGTGGTGGCGGATAAATTCCAGCTAAAGGCCCTGATTACCGGCGTCGACAAGCTGTCGCCGGTCCTCAGCGGCGTGCGCAAGAACGCGGCCATGCTGCGCAAGCAGCTGAACAGCTCAGGCCTTGGCAAGATCACCTTTGGTGAAGCCCTGCAGGGCGGTGCCATTGCGGCGCCGTTCGTCATGGGTATCAAGGCTGCGATGGGCTTTGAAAGCGCCATGGCGGACGTGAAGAAGGTCGTTAACTTCGACACGCCGGAGCAGTTCAAGGCGATGAGCGACGACGTGTTGGGCCTGTCCGAGCGGCTGCCGATGGCGGCTGAGGGCATTGCTCAGATCGTCGCCGCCGGCGGGCAGTCGGGCATCGCCCGGGAAGAACTCAATCGCTTCGCCGAAGACGCGGTGAAGATGGGTGTTGCTTTCGACACGACCGCCGAGCAATCCGGTTCGATGATGGCCAAGTGGCGCACCGCGTTCAAGATGAACCAGAACGAGGTGGTAACGCTGGCTGACCAGATCAACTATCTGGGCAACACTGGCGCGGCCAGCACCGGGCAGATTTCCAACATCCTGACGTCCATTGGTCCGCTGGGCGAGGTGGCCGGCGTCAGTGCGGCCCAGTTGGCGGCGATGGGTTCCACCCTTGCCGGCGTGGGCATCGCGCAGGACGTGGCCGCGACGGGCATCAAAAACTTCATGCTGACCCTGACTGCCGGCACGGCGGCGACCAAATCGCAGAAAGAGGCCTATAAGGCGCTGCGCCTGGACGCCAACGAGATGGCCAAGGGGATGCAGACCGACAGCGAAGGCACCATTACCCGCGTGCTGCAGACCTTGGCCAAGGTCGAGAAAAGCAAGCAGGCGGCAGTGCTGACCAATCTGTTTGGCAAGGAATCGGTGGGGGCGATCGCGCCGCTGCTGACCAGCTTGCCCACCCTGCAGAAGAACTTTAAATCGGTGGGGGACGCGAGCGAATACGCCGGTTCCATGAACAGCGAGTACGCCGCTCGAGCAGCCACCACGCAGAACGCCATGCAACTGCTGATGAACCGGGTAACCCGCCTGGGTATCAGCGTCGGCACGGTGCTGTTGCCGCCGCTCAACGACTTCATGGCGACCATTGGCCCGATCGTGTCTGGTGTCACCAGTTTAGCCGCGGCTAACCCCTGGTTGATCAAGGGCGTGCTCGGCGCCGCTGTGGGCTTCACCGTGCTGCGCTTGGCCACCGCCGGCGCTACTGCAGCGCTGGCACTGATGAACGGCGTAGCAAGCATGAGTCCGATCGGGCTGGTGGTGCGCGGTGTCGCGCTGGCCGCCGGCGTGCTGATCGCGAACTGGTCGACCGTTGGGCCGTACTTCGAAAAAGTGTGGGACATGATCAAAGGGCCGGCGATGGCCGTGTGGGGGTGGATGAAAACCGCTTTCGCCTGGACGCCGCTGGGCCAGATCGTGGCCAACTGGCAGCCGCTGGTGGGCTTTTTCAGCAGCCTGTGGGGGCTGGTGAAGGCGCTGGCCGTGCCGTTCATGGGCTTCATGAAAACCCTGTTTGCGTTCACCCCGCTCGGGATGATCGTCAACAACTGGGGGCCGATCAGCGAATTCTTTGACAGCCTCTGGGGGCTGGTCAAAGCGGTGTCTGTGCCGTTCCTGGACTTCCTCGGGACCATGTTTGATTTCAGCCCGTTGGGCCAGATCGTCAAGCACTGGGAGCCGATCACGGCGTACTTCAAGGGACTATGGGACAAGCTGCGCCCGATCGTTGAACCCATGATGAAATTTATGGGCTTCGACTCGGACGGCGGCGGGGTGATCCAGGCCGCGACGCAAAAGGTCAATGCCTGGACCGAGCAACAGCAAGCGCGTAACGGCGAGGTGCAGCCTGTTCCGGGTGCGCTGGTCAAGCCGATGGCGCAGCCGGTGCAGTTGATGCCGGCGGCCACCAGTACGGCCAGCCTGCTACGGGCGCCGGCGTCAGCGTTTCCACCGATGCCGCTGGGTCAAAACGCTCCTGCGCCGATCGCCAAACAAGCGCCGTTGCCGGCGGTGTCCTATGACCCGCGTGACCCGAGCAGCAAAGACCCGTTCCTGTTGCCGGCCTTGACGGCCAATAAGGTGCGCTTCCCCGGGGCGGGGTTGACGGCCCCGCAAGCGCAGCCCGCCGGCGGGCCATCTTTGGTCCAGCAGGCAGGTACGCCGGGCAGCTTGCCGGCGTCTCGGGGTTCGCTGGTCGAGCAGTCGGGGCGGGCGAACAAAGCCCAGCTCGAAGGCTCGATGGTCGTGCGTTTCGAGGGCGCGCCGCCGGGCATGCGCGTGGAGCAGGGGCAAACCAATCAGCCAGGTCTGCAGGTCAGTCCGCAGGTGGGTTACCGATCGTTAGGAAGGGGTGAGGGATGACAACGTGGCGTGATCAGTTGCACCCGGCCTCCTTTCGGGGGGTGCCGTTTTTTGTCGACAGCGACAGCATGCCCGCCGGGCGGCGCACGCAGGTTCATGAGTACCCCCAGCGGGATAAGCCGCTGGTGGAAGACATGGGCCGCGTCACCCGTGAGATCAAGCTAGAGGCGTTCGTGATCGGCGAGCAGTTCATTGAGCTGCGTGACAACCTGCTGAATGCGCTGGACAAGCCCGGCGCCGGGGAGCTTATCCACCCGTGGTATGGCCGGCTGATGGCCACGGCCACCGAATGCGACGTCAGTCATGAGCGCCGGGAAGGGGGCATGGCCCGGTTTAGCCTGATGTTTGTCGAGGATGGCGAAAAGGGCTTTCCTGCAGGCGTGCCGAACACGGCGCGCCAGTTGGAGGATTCATCCGAAAGCCTGCTGGAATCGGCGATCGCCCGTTACAAGGCGGTCATGGCTGTGGTCAACCGGGCGCGCCTGGCGGTGGTCGCGCTGCAGAACGGGATCGCCGGCATACAGATGGCCATCGCTGCCGAGCTGCGCCAGATCACCGGCCTGATCAGCTCGGTTGAAGCGCTGGTGGACATGCTGATCAATGCCCCGGGCAACTTCGCGGCGATGATCCGAGGGCAGTTCGCCAGTGTCGGCGGCAGCTCGCGGTCGTCGGGTTACCGTTGGGGGGCAACCGACGGCGCTTCGTCGGCAACCGCCGCGAGCCTGGAGGCCGACCCCGAGTTTGCCCGCACGGTCGCAGCGCTGCCCGAGCAGCAACCGGAGTTCGCCAGCTTCGCCAACTCGGCGCGGGCGATCACGGCGCAGATCGAGCAGGCTCAGTTGCTGGCTACCGAAGTACTGCAGGCGGCAGCGAGCAGCGGCAGCAGCCAGGGTAACAGCGTCACCGCCGTGCTGGGCGGCACGGCCACGGCGCAGGTGGTGAACGCCGCCCGCGAGCTGGTCCGTGATGCGCTGATCGTTTTGGCCGTGCGTACTGCAGCAGCCATGCCGGTGGTGCGGGCGCCTGAGCCTCTGAGCGGTTTCCCGTCTCTGGAGCAGCAAGCGATCGCGCCTATCCAACGCCCTGACGTGCCGGTCACTGCCGACGTGGTGGCGGTGCGCGACGCGATCGAGGCGGCGTTGTGGTCCGCTGGCCAGCTCGCCCCGCATGAGCATTTCGAGGTGCTGCAGGTGGTCCGCAAGCAAGTGCGGGCGCACCTGACTGAGGTGGCCCGCGCAGGGGTTCGCCTGACCGTTGTCACGGCGCGTGAGAGCGTGCCGGCGGTGGTGCTGGCTTACCGGCACTACGGCGACGCTACCCGCGCTTCGGAAATCGTTACGCGTAACAAAGTGCAGCACCCGGGGTTCTTGCCTGCCGGGCCGCTGGCCATCGCTCAAGAGTAAGCCTATGGACAACATGAACGCTGTCACGCTGAGCGTGAACGGCCTGGATTATCGCGGCTGGAAGAAAGTCAGCATCAGCGCCGGGATCGAGCGGCAAAGCCGGGATTTCACCCTGGGCGTGACGTGGCGTTGGCCCGGGCAAGATGTAGAAATTCCGGTACGACAGGGCGACTTTTGCGAAGTGCTGATCGGTGAAGACCTGGTGCTGACGGGCTGGGTCTTTTCCACGCCGATCAGCTACGACAGCAAGACCGTCGATCGCTCGGTCTCTGGTCGTTCGCTGACGGCGGACCTGGTCGACAGCTCGGCCGTCAACAAACCCGGGCAGTGGCGCGGGCAGAGCGTGCAAAAGATCGTCCAGTCGCTGGCCGAGCCGTATGGGGTGAAGGTGCTTAGCCAGGTGCCGGAAACCACGCAGCTTGGCGATCACAGCATTGAGCCGGGGGAAACGGTGTTCGAGTCGATCGACCGCCTGCTGACCCTTTCCCGCCTGCTTTCGACCGATGACGCGCAAGGCCGGGTGGTGATCATCCGCCCGGGCAGCGCGGGTCGGGCAGTGGATCGCCTGCAGCTGGGCGAGAACATCCTGACCGGCAGTGCCGAGCTGGACTTTTCCGGGGTGTTTTCTGAATACCGCGTCACCGGCCAGCGTTCGGGATCGAACACGGCGTTTGGCGTTGAGGCCAGCGAGGTCAAGTCGGGCGTGGTCGATCCTCGGGCCACGCGTAATCGGGTGCTGCTGATTCATGAGAGCGGCCAGATGACCCCGGAGCTGGCTCAGGCCCGGGCCAATTGGGAGCGCGGTAGCCGCATGGGCAAGGCGCTGACCCTGCGCTACAAGGTGCAGGGTTGGCGGCAGTCCAACGGCGCGCTGTGGCTGGCCAACATGGTGGTGCGGGTGGTCGACCCGCTGATCGGCATTGATCGCGACATGCTGATCAGTGAAATCGAGTACGTGCTAGATGACGGCGGCACCGTGGCCAACATCGTGGTAGCCCCGCCCGAAAGCTTCGACCCCGAACCGACAGACCCACACAAGGCACGCAAGCTCAAGAAGGGCGGCAAAGCCGACAACTTCGAATACCTGATCCCCGTCGACTGGAAGCCCAGCCAATGAAGCCGCTTAAAAACCTGATTGCTCGAGGTGTCGTCGCGTTGGTCGATGCCGGCAGCAAGCTGCAGGGTCTGCAGATGCGCCTGACCGCCGACGAAGTGAAAGACGGGATGGAGCACTTCGAACCCTACGGCTTCACATCCAACCCGCAGCCCGGCGCTGAGGCCGTAGCGCTGTTCCTGGGCGGCGATCGCTCGCATGGGGTGGTTGTGTGTGTTTCGGACCGTCGCTTTCGCCTGCAGGCGCTGGAGAGCGGCGAGGTGGCCTTGTACACCGACGAAGGCGACTTCCTGCACTTCAAGCGCGGCCGGGTGATCGAGGTCGAGACGCTGACCCTCAAGATCAAGGCGCAAACAGGGGTGGACTTTGATACGCCTTTGATCCGCACCACCGGCCGTATTGAGGCGGCCGGCGATGTGGTTGCCGCCGGGGTCAGCACCTCGCTGCACGTTCATGAAGGCTCGGATAAGCGCCCGGTCAAAGGGGCCTGACATGGAGCTATTCACCGATGAGGCCACCGAACAGGCCTGGCGCCGCGCCGTGGTGATCAGCTTGTTGACCTGGCGGCGCGCTGAGGACGGTGACGTCCTGGACGATGACGAGCGTTACGGCTGGTGGGGTGACACGTTCCCGACGGTCGAGCGCGATCGGATCGGCTCGCGGCTGTGGCAGTTGCGCCGGCGCACGCTGACCGATGACACGGTGCGCGACGCCGAATCATTCGCCCGCGAGTCGCTGGCCTGGCTGGGCGATGACGACCGAGTACGCGCCGTTACCGTAACGGCATCACGCCGAATCAACCGGCTCGACCTGCTGGTCGTGCTGACCATGCGCGACGGTTCGCTGATTGATATTCAACTCGACACGCTATGGCAGGTGATCAATGCCGTTTGAAACTCCTACGTTACCCGCCCTGATTGCCCGTTCACAGTCCGACCTGGCCGGCAGTAGCGCGCTGGTCCGCTCTGATTCCGAGGTGTTGGCCAGGGTGCTGGGCGCAGTGGCCTACGGTCGCTATGGCCATCAGCAATACATCGCCGACCAGATACTGCCTGACACTGCCGACGAAGAAACGCTGTTGCGTATGGCATATGCCCGCCTCAAGCGGGGCCGTCTGGAGGCCGTCAAGGCGTCCGGGCCTGCCGCCTTTACCGGTGGCGCCTCGGCGCTGCTCGACGCCGGCACGCTGCTGCAGCGCGACGACAAGGTGCTGTTTCGCGTGCGGGCCTCGGTGAAGTTGGCCGGCACCGCCGGTAGCGTGGTGCTGGAGGCGCTGGAAGCCGGCGAGCTGGGCAACACGTCGGCCGGCACCCAGTTGCGCCTGGTGTCGCCGGTGCTGGGAGTAAACGAGGTGTTCACCGTGACCGCCCCCGGCCTCACCGGCGGCTCTGAACAGGAGAGTATCGAGACGCTGCGAGGCCGGGTGATCCGTTCGTACCGGGTCATTCCCCACGGCGGCAGCAAGATCGACTACGAGACGTGGGCGCTTGAGGTGGCCGGGGTGACGCGTGCCTGGGTTGTCCGCCACTGGCTCGGCCCGGGCACCGTGGCGGTGTTCTTCGTGCGTGACGGTGACGTGAATCTGATCCCCAATGCCGAGGCGATCGCCACGGTGGCGGCCTACATCGAGCAGGAGCGCCCGGTAACCGCCGAGGTTTACGTTCTGCCGCCGGTTGAAAAGCTGGTGGCCTACCAGTTATCGGTCACCCCCGACAGCAGCGCAGTGCGCCGGGCCGTGGAAGCGGCCTTGATCGACCTGCACAACCGTGAATCGGATTTGGGCGGTGTGCTGCTGGCCACTCACATCAGCGAGGCGATCAGCGCGGCGAGTGGCGAAGTTGACCATAAGGTCTTGGCGCCCCTCGGTGACGTGTCTGCAGCGCGCAATGAGCTGCTGACCTATGGCGGGGTGAACTGGGTATGAGGACTGCAGACGACTACTACGCACAGCTCTGCGCGCTGCTTCCCCCGGGGCCGGCGTGGGAGCGGGAATTTAACCCGGGCATTGACGAAATCCTGCAGGCCGCTGCGCAGGAGCTGGCCCGCGAGGATCTGCGCGCTGAGGCGCTGTTAGCCGAAAGCGAACCGGCCACGGTGCGTGAACTGGTGCCCGACTGGGAGCGGGTCATGAGCCTGCCCGACCCCTGCATGGGTGAAAGCCCAACGTTTCAGGACCGCCAGCTGGCAGTCCGCCGGAGGTTGCTGGAGGTCGGCGGGCAGACGCCGGCGTACTTCGTGGAACTGGCTTTCAGCATGGGTTACCGGCAAGCGCAGGTGATCGAGCACCGGGCACCGCGCTTTGGCCGCTCGCGTATGGGGTTGGCCCGCTTCGGAACCTGGTCGGCGCAGTTCATGTGGACCCTGCAGACGGGGCCGCGCCTGGCTCAGGGGAGCCGCTTCGGATTCAGCCATTGGGCGCAGACCTTCGGCGGCGCCTCTAACGGCGCCCTTGAATGCCTGGTCAGCCGCGCCGCGCCGGCGCACACACTCGAAACAATCAACTACGGATAAGCACCTATGGATTACCCGAAAAGCACGCCCAATGTGGGCTTGGTCGGCGGCAAGTTTGTTGACGAAAACACCGGCACCGGTCAACCCGGTTCGCTGATTCCGGCTACCTGGGGCAACGCGGTAACCGACGAGCTGCTGGCCGTGATCAAGGCCGCAGGCATCGTTCCTGCCGAAGGCGATTTGTCCCAGCTGTTGAAGGCCATTCAGGCTATTGCCGCGAGCGATATCAAGCGCAGCGTACGCGTAGCCACTACTGGCCCGATCGCGCTGTCGGGCCTGCAGACGATTGACGGCGAGGTGGTCAAGGCCGGCGATCGAGTTTTGGTCAAGGATCAGGCCACCGCTTCACAGAACTGGATTTACACCGTCGCCGCCGGCGCATGGGGCCGTGCTCAGGATGCCAACGAGAGCGCCGAATGCACCCCGGGGCATATGGTGATTGTCGAGGCCGGCACGGCCCACGGCGGCTCGCTGTGGCAGCTGTCGAATACCACACTACCCACCCTCGGTACGACCGCGCTGGCCTTCGCCCGCGTGTTCGGCAAAACCGGCGTAGGCGCTGGTACTTATCGTTCGGTGACCGTCGACGCACAAGGCCGGGTCACGGCCGGCAGCAATCCGACCACGGTAGCTGGCTACAGCATCACCGACGTGCACACGAAAACTGAGGTAGTCAATCTGCTGGCTGGCAAGGCCGGCAATGCGACGACGTTGGCTGGCTACGGCATCACCGACGCGTACACGAAAGCCCAGGTGGATGCTTGGATGGCCGGCAAGGCCAACAACGCGATCACGCTTGGCGGCTATGGCATCAATGATGCGTACACGAAAACTGAGGTGAACAACCTGCTTGCCGGTAAGGCCGGTACCGCGACCACCTTGGCTGGGTACGGTATTACTGATGGGCTTAAGGCGGGCGACTACGGCAGCCCAATGGCATCCACGGCCCGGCACTTCCGAATCACTGGCAACCTTGAGGATGACACGACCAGCTGGAACAGCCTGGTAAACGAAGGGCTTCATTGGAAGCTTGTGAAGGGCAGCAACCCAGAGGGTCCAGGTGGCTCTGAATACTATTACTGCAGGACCTACGTGCGCCTGCCTTTTGTCTCTTCGACTGGCTCCGGTGCATTGCAGCAGTTTGCAGAACCCTACGCGACACCGAACGGCGCTTCGGAGTACTGGTATCGCGGCTTGAACGGCACTGGTTGGTCGCCTTGGGTAAAGATTCAGACCTCCGCTGATCATGCCTCCCAGTTGCAAGCCGAGGCCGGTGTTTCGATCGCGAGCTGGATGAGTCCGCTGCGCGTATCCCAAGCCATTGCAAAGGCTGTGGTCCAGGCAACCGAGAGCGTGTTCGGCATCGCAAAGATTGCCACCCAGGCGCTGACGAACGCCGGCGCCGACGATACGTCGATTGTGACGCCGAAAAAACTGCGCTTCGGGTTCAGCATCAACTTGGGGGTCAATGGCTACATCGTGTTGCCCAGCTGGATGCTCGGCTTGATCTTTCAGTGGGGGCGTGTGGCTACCCCTACGGCTGACATTGAATATGCCGTGACTTTCCCCTTGGCATTTCCAACGGCGGTGCGAGCGATCATCCCGACATATGGCTACAGCGGTAACCGCCTGAATGACGGCGTCGTCGCCCAGGTTGGTGACTTCACGCTGCAGGGCTTCCAGGCGAACAGGCAGGATATTTATTCACAAACTAGCGTGCCGAGCGCTTACATCAGCTACTTCGCTGTAGGTTACTGAGGAGGTTTTAGAATGTTTTATAGCCCTGGAACCCTCGGGTTCTACCATCCGAATGTGCACGGCAAGAACATCCCCGCTGATGCGGTGGAGATCAGCGACGAGGATTACAACGGACTGCTAAGTCAGCTCACCGCCGGCAAGCGGATCGTGCCGGGCGACGACGGTTTTCCGTGTGCGGTTGATCAGGTACTGCCGACCGAAGAGCAAACGACAGGCCGTGAGCGCGCCTGGCGTGATGCGCAGTTGTTGGAGTTCGGCGGCCTGCGCGATCGACACCGTGACGAGCAGGACCTAGGCCGCGAAACCACGCTTAACGGGGAGCAGTTCGGCGAATTGCTGGGCTACCTGCAGGCGCTGCGCGACTGGCCCCAGTCAGAGAATTTCCCCGTGCTCGAGCACAGACCGATCGCGCCGCCCTGGATCGTTGATCAAACCCTATAAAGCCCCGCACTGACGGGGCTTTTTCTTACCTGAGATTTGAGGTTCACCATGTTCAAACACTTTGTTCGGGCGGTCATTCAGTGGCTGCTCCTTTTCCCTGTGCGCGTCGTTCTGATCCTGATGGGCGCGCTAGTGGTGCCCTTGGCGTTGCCGTTTGCTCGAACCCTCGGCACTGCCGTGCCTTTCACCCAGGCGCCGGGCAACTGGCAACTGGTAGTGCTGCCCGCTTGGGCGTGGCTGTGGTCGAACGATCGCGACGGTGCCCTAGGCGACAAGCGCGGATGGTGGCACCTGAATGCGCCGTTCGACTTGGGCGCCTATCACTGGTTCTCGAAGCTCTGGTGGCTGGCCCTGCGCAACCCGGCCAACAACATGCGCTTTACCTCGCTGTTCGGCTGCCCGGTGACGGAGTGCGATTACCGCTACTGGGGCGACGAGAACGTTGAGGATCGCCCGGGGCAGGGCGGTCGGCGCTTCCTGTTGGCCACACACAAGCCGACCGGCCGGCGCTACTACGGGTTCTACGGCGTGTGGCAGTGGTCGGCGACACGCGCGGTGGTGGTGCAGATCGGCTTCAAGGGTGAGCCGAAAGACTGGGCGGAGGACTACACCGGCGACCTTTCCCGGCAGTGGGCTGGCATGACGTTTGAAATCAATCTGTTCAAGGATATCTCGTAATGCCAATCACTGAGCAGCAGCTGCTGCAGGTTCTACCCAAGGCCCGCACAGTCGCGGGCATTTTTTTGCCTGCGCTGAGCCGAGCCGCGTCGCGCTGGAAGATCGACAGTAGGCTGCGTGCCGCCGCCTTCCTGGCGCAGATAGGCTACGAGTCAGGCCAACTGCGTGTGCTGGTGGAGAACTTGAACTACAGCGCCGACGCGCTGGTGCGCACCTGGCCCAACAGGTTCACCGACGACACTGCGCCGGCATATGCCCGGCAGCCGGAGAGGATCGCCAATCGCGTCTATGGCGGCCGCATGGGGAATGGCCCCGAGTCATCGGGCGATGGCTGGCGGTACCGGGGACGCGGCCTGATCCAGCTCACCGGTCGCGACAACTACCGGGCGGCTGGCGCCGCGCTGGGCCTGCCGCTAGAGGATCAGCCGGATCTGCTCGAGCAGGCCGATCATGCCGCGCAGTCCGCTGCGTGGTGGTGGGCAAAGCACGGCCTCAACGAGCTGGCCGACGCAGGCCGCATCCAGGACATCGGCAGCATCATCAACACCGGCAAGCCTGGGCGCGTGCCGCATGGCGCTGCTGAGCGCCAAGCGCTGTACGACATCGCCGTGCGGGTGCTCGCATGAATTCATGGATCATCAGGTCCGGCCTGCTGCTGGCGCTGCTCGCCTCATATTGGGGCGTCTACCAGCACGGCCGGTCAGTCGAGCGGGCAGATGCAGCGGCTGTAGCAGCAACACGCGACAGCGGCGATCGCCTGGCCGAAGTGCTCGGTGAGCGGAATGCTCGAGCAGAAGAACAACGACGCGCCCAGGCGCAGGAGGAGGCGAGAGCCAATGCACACGAAGAAAGGACCATTTCTGATGCTGGCGCTGCTGGCGCCGATGCTGTTGGCCAGCGGCTGCACGACGAAGCCGGCAAGCTCGCTGCCACTGTCAGTTGCCCCGGCACGGATACCGCCGCTGTCGCGAGAGGCCAAGCAGCCACCCGCGCCGCCATGGTGCTCTCCGACCTGCTCGCACGGGCTGACGCTCGAGCGGGAGAGCTGGCGAAAGCGTATGATCGAGCCCGAATAGCGGGCTTAGCGTGCGAAGCGTCCTATAATGCGCTGACGCCATAATTGGAGAACTTCATTGAAGCGCACGATCAATGGGTTGCTCGAGGCGGGTGAGCCTCTCATGCTTGAAGCGATCGCAGCACTTCGTCGATACCATGAGGCGGAAGACGCTAATGAGCCGTTCGATCAAGTAGAGCGCTTGCGTCTGATCGCCGAGTCGGCCTACCAAGCTGTGACCGACTATCAGCTTTACGCATTTGATCGTAAGCCACTTACCAGGCATTGAAAGCCTGCTCAACGGCCGAAACGTGCCATTCCACTGAGGGATAGTCTGTGAGCTCGGATGCCAATGACGTATTGATGCCTGACCATGAGATGTATCTGCAGGTCACGGCGGCGTTGAAGCGCTATCACGAAGCGAAAGACATGGGCGCTCCAGCCCTTGAGGTTGAGCGGCTGCGCCAGATTTACGAGGCACACGCCCAAGCCGTCACCGATTACCAGCTTAAGGCTCTGAGCGGCAGAGGCGCGCCCGCGCACTGATCCTTGCCCGCCAGGCGGTGATTGCCGGCGGCGGTCCCCGGCCTTACGATACTGTTTTTATATACAGTACTGGGTGCCGCCATGTCACAACACTTACCTGCGCTTTGGGTCGCTGAGCTCGATGATGTCGCTGCCTTAACAGACGACCCCGAGGGAAGGGCGGCTGTGCTCGAGGTCATGGCCTTGGCCGCTCACCGCAGAAAGGAGGTAGACGCTGACCAGCTCGCGGACATGCTCGAGCTGGCAGAGGCGGCTCGTATCTATGGCCTTGAGGCTGGCCAGCCATGCAGCCCATGAGCGACTTCGCAGAAGCTGGCGGCCTGCAGGCTATTTCCCTCGATGATCTGCTGCAAGTCCGCTCGCCCAGTGTGTACCTGGTCAGGATCGGCGGCGACAGTATGGAGGGTGCCGGGATCTTCGACGAGGACGTGGTGATCGTCGACAAGGCGATCGATGCGCGGTCCGGTCACATAGTCATCGCGGGGGTCAACGGCGAGCCAGTCTGCAAGCGGCTCGACTACGTCGGCCGTCAGATCGTGCTGCGCTCGGAGAATCCCCGGTACGCGCCGCGGTTCATCATGGAGGGGGACGAGTTCTCGGTCTGGGGTGTGGTCACCTACAGCCTGCGCAGCCACTGGCCGATGTCATGTATTTCCTGATCGTCCGGCGGCGCAAGCTGGGCGTAGCCATCCCGACTGATCAGCTGGGGAAGATCCAGGCCCTGAAGGCGGACATCCACATTGGCGATCATCACAGCGCGCCGTTGGGCAGGGTGGCGACGCAGGCCTGGGTGTTCACGCACTCGCCAGGCGCCGATGTCATTCCGCGGCTGCACGATGCGAAGGTGAATGGCATGGCGCAGCTCGGCATCAACATCAATGGTGTGGAGGAGGTCGACGGTGTGCTGTATGCGCAGTCGTGGTGGTGTCGGACGGTGTAGCCATATAAAGAAAGGGGGAGGTCGGCAGAACGCCGGGGAGGGGGATTTGCAGCAGCGCTCAGCCCATCAGAGCCGCGCCTTTGGCAATACTCAAGTATCTACTACGCATGCCCAGCTTTCGCTGGATGGACGTACAGCTGCCTCGTACCACTTTTTGTACCACTGGCATCGTTTTCGAGCGTGTTGCAGGGTGTCGGTGAGGGCTGGAAGGCCCGTAAACACGGGCTTTCCTCCCTTTCCAAAACGTGCCAAACCGCGAAAAACATCTGTGGAGTATGGCCGAAAGCGTGTCGAATGCCTTATGACTAAAGGGCGCAAGGTGAAGGAATTTTAATCCAGTATCCATCTTTTAACGCCATATGCGGCGAAACTGTGGGAGTGGGGCATAGCGCGAACGGGCTACTTCGTAGCTCGAGGTTGCCGAAGACGATAGGCACTTTGTCGATTCATGATTAAATACCGCACTTCAAGGAGGATCATCATGAGCAAGCACAGCACTACCCCTTTTTACGCCGCAGGCGGGTCCATGCTGGTTATCGGTGTTGTTTTCGCCGCTGTAGGCGCTTCTGGTCAGCCTGCGTTTGGCTGGACCGCGGTCGGCCTGTTGATTCCCAGCGCTGTATTGTTGCTGCAGGCGGTTCGGCGCAAACGTCGTTTTAATGACGATGGAGCGTCGAATTGATCAGCACCGGGAAAAAACGATCGGCTTAGCCAATACCCACTGTTAAGAGTTGCTTCTCGAGAGTTAGCGCCGTTGGTCTCGTCGCGGGCACTTGCGTCAATCCCGCGGCTCTCACGCTAAGGCACGGATCATCCGTGCATTGACGAGGGTAGCGCTATGGATATCGACGAAAAAGCACCTGGCAACATCTCTCAGCAGGGCGTGGGCGGTACGACCGACAACGAGACGGCTCATGACCCAATGCCTCCGCTGCCTGAAGATGAAGATGCCGGCCTGGACGAAGAAATGTCTGACGTAGAGACCAACAACACAGTCTCCAGCGAGCATCCAGATCCAGCCTGAGGCGTGCCCCAGCGCGCAAAAAAAAAGCCCGCCAAAAATGGCGGGCAACAAGGGCACAAGGAGCAACACACAACACATTCGTTCAAGCCATCAAGCTGCCGCTCTGCAGCTGATCGGCCATCGCTACTGCACAGGCTTTGGACGCCAGCGGGCCGCTCACCGGCTCGCCATTGCGCATCAGATACCAGCAGGCCAGCAGCCCCTGCTCACGCAAGCGAGTGGGAACTGCGCTACCAACAACCGACATGATCTGGATAGTGGCCATGCTGACCTCCTGTAAGACGTGCGCCAACCTTACCCAGCTGCTGACGGCGTTTGAAATCAACTTTCTCAATAGTGGTCATCAGCTCTATCAACAGTAGTGTCGAGACCACGCTGCGCGATGGCTCCTACTATGGCCGTTGTTACTGTCAACTGAGCGCCGGGAAAGGGTAAAGGTTGTGTAAGCAATGCCCTCTGGTACGCTGGAACAACGATTCAGCTCAGGCAAACGGAGCAGTAGATGAGCCACATTCCCAGCAGAAACACGCAGTTGTGCATCTCCCTGGCCGGCCGTCCCGGGACCTTTGGCGTGCGCTTTCACAATCATCTCTATGAACAGCTGGGCCTGGATTACTACTACAAGGCCATGACCACACATGATCTGCCCGCCGCGGTGGCTGGTATTCGAGCATTGGGGATTCGCGGTTGCGGTGTATCGATGCCGTTCAAGGAAGCTTGCCTGGCGTTGGTCGACGAGGTTGATGCGTCTGCGGCTGCCATCGAGTCGGTTAATACGCTGGTCAACAGCGACGGCTACTTGAAGGCTTACAACACCGATTATCTGGCCGTGCAGCAGCTTTTGGCCAAACATAAGGTAGACCCGGCTACAGCGTTCGCGCTGCGTGGCAGCGGCGGGATGGCCAAGGCAGTAGCCTGTGCGTTGAGTGACGCCGGCTTTCGTGAAGGGCTGATTATTGCCCGTAATGAACAAGCTGGGCGGCAACTGGCCGACATGCTGGGTTATCGCTGGCAGGCAGAACTGGGCGACTTGGCGCCGCCGATGCTGATCAACGTCACGCCGATTGGTATGGCCGGCGGCCCTGAGGCGGAGCAACTGGCGTTCCCCGAAACCGCGATTGCAGTGGCAGAACGGGTATTCGACGTGGTGGCGATGCCGGCGCGCACGCCACTGATCTGCCGCGCCGAAGCGCTCGGCAAACCGGTCATCACAGGGCTTGAGGTGATTGCCCTGCAAGCGCTGGAGCAGTTTGTGCTGTATACCGGCGTGCGCCCCACGGCAACGCAGATCGACGCTGCAGTTGCCTATGCGCGGGGCGCCTAG